CTATGCCGTTGAGTCGTTGGGGAGAATCTGGGGAGATCCATTAGGAATCGCCGTGCTGGGAGTCGCACCGAGGGCGGGAGCCGCCTCCACACCGCCGGTCAGGAATCGCCCGAGCGCGGCCCGGCCACGGTTCCCCGACTTCGGCATGAAGTGCACATAGGTCCGAAGCGTGAACGCCGGATCCGAGTGACCCAACCACGCAGCCAGTTGCGTGATCGTCTCACCCTCAGACAGGACGAGGCTGGCGAACGTATGCCGGAGGGCGTGGAACCCGTACTCGCGCGGCATTACCCACTTCTCCTTGCGCCACGCACTCTTGCCCTTCTTCGGCTCCACCAACGTCACCGTTGCCGCGGGGATGAGGCCAGCATTGGCCAGCGCCGGCTTCCAGCGCTTGTCGTTGAACGTGTCCTTGTTGATGCAGTTCCCGAACTGCGTGGTGACCAACAGCCGCACGGTCCGCATCGGCCGGTCCTCCCACGCCATGTTCGGTCGGTCCGGATCGATCCAGGGCAGTGTGACCTCAAGGGTCGGGAAGCGGTTGGCGTACTCCTTGATGGCCGCCGCCAGCTCAGGAGCGCATGGCGCGTCCCGCTCCTTGTTCCGCTTCGGCGGCCCGAACGCAAAGTGCCCATTCACCTTCAGGACCTGCCGGACAACCCTGATGTCCTCGCCCTTGATGTCGTCGGGCGAGAAGCCGAGAGCCTCCCCCTGCCGCAGACCGGCTCCTGCCGCCAGGCTCACCAGGATGCGATATCGATCCGGGAGTTCGGCCTGCACAGCTGCCACAGTGTCCTGGGGCCAGGCAAACGCCTTGCTGGTGGGAATGCGCGGCGCCCGAAGGTCGGGGTCCCGGAAGGGGTTCGTGGGAATCCGTTTGGCCTTGTACGCCGCTTGCAGGATCGTAGAGAAGTGCGCCCAGGTGACGGCGAGCGTCCCGACGTCGATGTCTTGTTCAGCGCGCACTTGCCACGCCTTGATCTCGTCGAAGCCGATCCGGTTCAGCGCCAGACTTCCGACGTGCGGAAGGATGTGCCCGAAGACCCGCGACCGCACAGACGGCCTTGTAGTCGGCGGATAGCGCACGGTTGGCCACCAGTGCTCTTCTACATAGTCCCGCAGGGGCATCGAGCCGTCGCGCGGATCGTAGAACTCACCGGACGAGGCGTCAGTTGCGGACTTCTTCAGCCACGCCTTTGCGCCGTGCACACCTTCCAGCTTCTCGAAGCTGCGGTCCCGGACGCCGGGGATCCCTGCGACGCGCCAGCGCTTGCCTTGCCCGTGGCGGGCTGTCTCGCGCCGCTTCCCGGTCTCGGGGTCGGGCCGCTTGGTGTACCAGCGGTCCTCGATGTATCCCGGCATGCCGTGCCCTCCTGTGGGCGCCTATACGAGCGCCGCTTCGGGGGAGTCCATGGTGACGATCTCCCCTTCCCAGTGCTGGAACCACTGCCCGCCAGCGAGGAGTTCCTCCAGGGCGGGGTTGAGCGCGTGTACGAACTCGTCGACCTGTGCAGTGGGGGACACGTGCACGGTGACCAGACCCTTGCGCTCGCGTATCTCGACGAGTGGCGCCGGGTTGAAATCGGAGATCTGGAAGCGTACCCGGAGCGGGCTTGAGGGGGAGGCGATCGAGACGACCTCCCCTCTCCACACCTGGTACCAGTGCGCACCGGCCAGAACGGCAGCGAGAGTGCGGTTCAGGGCTTGCGTGAACTGCGGGGGTGTCGCGTGGCGGGCGACACTGATCTGGAGCAGACCGCGGTCTTCGCGCCAGTCAGAGATGAGTCCCGGGCCAAGGTCGGCGGCTTCGTATACAGCGCGCAGCATAGGGCGCCCTCCCGTTAGTGGGTGCGCATGTGACGGGTTGGTCATATGCGCACGTTGTGGAAGGGTACGACTAGTTACGGGTAGTCGACAATCAGTTCAGGAATTGTCTACTTGCAGCATCTTTCGGTCAGGCGGGCATCAGCTGTCGCTGATCCTGCTACTCGCCTTCACGCTTGGCTCGCTCGTCAGCTTCGATCATTGCGCGCCAGCGCCTCTGCTCCTGAGGGGACATGCCGCCGAGGTGGCTGACGATGATGCGGACCTCGTCGCCGTAGCCGGCCAGCTCGGTTGCCTCGTAATCCAGCCACTGGTCCGCTGCGGCTTCCTTAACCCGTCTCAGCGGCACACCCGTGCCGTTGGCGATGGCCTTCAGCTGGGGGAGTAGTGGAGGGTTCACCGGCGGCGTCTTGACGAGCTTCTGTAGGGCCTGCTTCACGAGGCGGGTGCCGGTCTCGTGGTCGATCGCACGGTTGGCCATGTCCTGGTAGGAGAGCCCGCTTTCCTGGGCTTCTTGGATGAGTCTCGACAGCGCACCCATGGTTGAGGGTCCGGTGGGGCGGTGGTCCTCAGCGGTCGCTGCGGCCGTCATGTCCTCTTCCTTTCGTGTCACGTCAGTACCGACTGTCTCTCTAGATGTCACTGATTGCCCGGAAAATTGCAGGTCAGTCTGTACAACCATCCTGGACTTGGGACGGATCGTCTATAGATCAATGCTATCCAGCCAAGGACTCGGCCGACACTCGGGATCCGGTCGTCCCTGAAGTGTTGACGAATCGTCCCGGAGAGAGTTAACTCAAGGGCAGTGAAGGGCATCACCGCACCACGGGAGATCCATTGATCGTGCGCTATGAACTCAGAGATCTTGCAGTCCTCAAATGGGTCATGGAACACCCAGGTCGCGGAGCTCCGTACTCAGTCCGGACCCTCGCTGAAGCTTGCGGAATCTCTCGATCTCAGGTCGGTCGCCTCGTGAGCGGCGAACTGCCTGACCTGCCCGTCCATGAAGCGCACCAGATATCGGAGGCCCTCGGGGTCGCCGTGCTGGTCCTCTTCATGCCCCCGTCGTCCCCGAGATAGGGACGACGTGTCATTCGGAAGCAATACCCAGGAAGGAGTAACCAGTGCCCAGGTCCAGCCAGAACCCCCCGCCTGCCCCGCCCGGACACGTCTGGATCGAGGAGGCATCACGCCTCACCGGCCTGAGCGTGAAGACGCTCTACAACCTCCGCTACAAGAGCGAGGCGCCGTCCGCAGGAGCCTTCCCCATCGGCCGGAAGCTCGCCTTCCCGCTCGACGGCCCTGACGGCATCAACGCCTGGTTCGACGCCCAGCGGAACCCGGCCCCGGACACCGGCGCGGCGCACAACAGCCGCCCCCCGGAGCCCCGCCGGCTCCGCGCTAAGCGGCCCACCCAGCACCCCGCCGCTGCCTGACCGCAGCAAAAGAGGCCACCCCGTAACTGCCAAGCCTCGGGATGACCTCCAGATCTACCCGCAGCACTCTCCTAAGAGAAGGGCAGACCATGCCTACATCATCCACTAGCCCGGGCGAGGTCGTACAGCTCGACCTGTCCGCCGGCTCCATCCAGACCACTCTGATCGACGGGCAGCCGCACATCGTGCTGAAGCCGGCCGTCGAGGAGCTGGGGCTCGACTACTCGACCCAGCTCGCGAAGCTCAGGACTCGCTCCTGGGCAACCGTGGGGCAGAGCCCCATGGTTGCCGATGACGGCAAGGTCCGCCCGATGGCCGTCGTACCGGTGCGCACCTTCCTCATGCTCCTGGCCACGGTGAACGAGAACCGCGTCGCCGCAGCCCATCGGGACACCCTGGTCGCCTTCCAGAACGAGACGGCGGATGCGATCGAGGCGTACTGGACGCAGGGCGGGGCGATCAACCCGCGTGCGTCGGAGGAGCAGCTGGATTCGCTGATCGCCCGGGCGAAGCAGCAGGCCGAGGTCCTCAGCATCCTGTCGGGGATCGTCTCGCCGGTGTGGCTGGAGACGAAGGGCCGCCTCGTGGCCGCCCGCGCCCTCGGCGAGGAGCCGGAGATCGACCCGCTCGATGTCCCCTTGTACGTCCCGGACTTCCTGAAGGGGCTCGGGCTGAAGCGCAAGCAGGTCGACTCGGTGCAGTCGTGGTTCGGCCGGCGTGCGGTTGCGATCTGTGACGAGCTTGGGATCGACGCCCCTGAAAAGCGCCAGACGGACCTGTCGAACGGGTCGGTGCGGGAGACGAAGGCGTGGACGGAGCGACACCGCCCGGTGTTCGAGCTGACGTGGGCCCGCCACTACGCCGCGGACTACCCGGTGCAGACCATCCTCCCGTCGGTGCCGCAGCAGCAGGACCGGAGGGCGTCATGAGCGAGTACGCCCGTATCGCCGGCCACTTCCGCAGCGACTTCGCCGAGGCCAAGCTCACGGCCCAGCGCGAGGACGGCCTGTTCCGCCACATCGAGTTCGCCGCCCCGAAGTCGATGAACCGCCTGGTCATTGTGACGTGGCCGTACAACCTGCTGGTCGCCGGTTCGCACGGCTCGTTCCACTTCGAGCGGTTCGGCCCCGACACCGAGGACATGTTCGCGTGGCTGCGCGGTCTCCGCGTTGACCCGAATTCCTGGGCGAGCAAGCTCGTCGACGGTGGCAACTCGGTCCGCGAGTACGACCGCAGCCTGATGGAAGCCCAGATCAAGGAGCTGGTCGCCGAGGCGATCCAGGACGACTGGGCGCCGGAAGGGCTAGAGCAGGCGGTCCGCGAGAAGATCCTGGACAGCCACATCCTCGACAACGAGGGCGCCGCCTTCCAGCTGATCAGTGAGTTCGAGCACGGAGTGACGTGGCGGGCCGAGTGCTCGTGCGGCATGTCCGGCGGCGAGGCCGACTCCTACTACGGCGCCACCTTGTGGGAGGCGCGGGAGCACCCGGCCGGCGGCAAGAAGCACGTGGTGAAGGTTCGCCAGTCCGGCGGGTTCGCCTTCGACGACTGCACCGAGTGGCACGTCAGCAAGCTGACCTACCACTTCGTCTACCAGTGCCACGCGGCCGTGTGGGCCATCGCCCAGTACGACGCCGCCCGGAAGGATGCGCCGGAGCCGGCGTCGCCGGCCGAGACGTTGTCGGCGATCCGTACCGCCGCCCAGGCCGACGACATGCCGATGGTGCGGCGCCTGGTCGCCGACCACTTCGCCGCTGTGCGTGGCGCCGAGGACATTGCGGCGGTGACGTCATGACGACCCTGCCCCGCAGCATCGCCGCCCTGGACGTGCCCGTCGCCGACGTCGAGCAGGAGCTGGCAGAGCAGGCCGCCCGCCGCATCGCCTCGGGAGTGGCCGCCGAGTTCCGGCACCTCCTGTACGACGCCGACCCGGACGCCACCACCCGCCCGTTCACCGAATTCCACCACCACACCAGCACCCGCAGGAGGACCTCATGAGCCGCGTGACCGGAGTCGTTGGGGTCAGCCTCGCCGCTGACGACCAGGTTGAGACCGCGTACCGCACCGGCTACGAGGGCCGCGAGTTCGCAACGCTGCGGATCGGTAACGCTCTCGGAATCGACGTGGTCGACGCCTCCCCGGAGGTGCTGCGCAGGATCGCCGCCGCTGCCGAGGAGCTGGCGGACTGGCGCGAGGAGCAGGACGCGCGGGCCGACGTCGCCGCCCAGGTGGCTGCGGAGGACGGTGTCCGTCACATCGGTGTACCGGTCCAGCGCGATGGGTCGGTGGCGGCATGAACACCTACGTGCACGAGGGTGTCACCTTCGACTTGGCCTTGACCTACGCAGACGTTACGGGCGTCGAGTGGACGTGGACCGGCAACACAACTGAGGGCGGCGAGCCCCTGATGCGGCAGCACACCGATCGGGTCGACTGCCAGACCCTGATCCCGCTGCCCACCCTGTACTGGGACCACGGCCCGCTGATTCCGATCTCGCCGCGTCCGACGCACACCGAGCTCCGGATTGCCGTGGATGTCGACCCGGACTACGCGGAGAGCGTGGCCTCCGGTCTGTACGAGACGTACCCGAAGTATCGGGAGCGCCTGGCAGCCCAGTCCGCTTCGGCACCGGTGCCGATTGCCCCGGGATCCGTCCTCGCCCCGTCCCCGCTGGAACAGACCGGGTTCCGCCGCTTCATCAGCACCCTCACCCGCGGCGGTGCCCGATGACGAACCTCATGGTCGAGATCGACGGAGACACGCTCCCGCTCGTCGACTGCTTCTGGGTGCGGGTCAACTCGGTTGGCTGCGCGGTCGGTTCGGTTCGCCCGGACCTCGGTGACGACCTGATCGCCACCCCGCAGCAGGCGCAACGCGAGTGGTCGTCCACGAAGCGGCAGCAGGCCAAGGACGAGAAGCACGGCATGCAGCACCTGCTGCTCTCCCCGCAGCAGTGGGACGAGCAGGCCAAGCCGTGCTTCCTCGGCCACTGCGATCACCCGTCGACCGTCCGGTGAACGGCTACACGATCACCGCCACCGTCATCGGCGCCGTCCTCTGCGTCATGGCGGCGGCCCCCAGCCTCTGGACCCGAAAGGGCAAGTCATGAGCCTCCACCTCGGCATACGCCGCCCCAAGCCGAAGCACCGCGCCGTCGACAAGGTGGCCGACCTTCAGGACGAGAACCGGCGCCTCCGCGGGCAGCTGATCGGGGCGCACGACTACATCGCGCTCGCCGACGGAACCCTCGCCGACGTCCGGGCCAAGCGGGCCGAGGCCGAGCAGGTCGTCGTCTGTCTCAGCGCCAAGGTTAACGAGCTCACCGAGGAACGCGACCAGCTCACCGCCACGAACGAGTCACTCCGGCAGCAGCTCGCCCCGTACCTGGCCGCCGACGCCAACCGGGACGCCATCACCGTCCCGGCCGCCGAGCGCGACACCAGCGACGGCGCCGACCAGGCCACCAGCCCGATCGACGTCCGCCCCCTCTGGGAAGCCCACGGCATCAGCCCCGTCATCCGCATCGCCGACGCCCCTGCCGCGGACGACCCCCGCACCCCCACCTGGGTGCCCGGACCGGACAGCGAGACGACGCAGTCACTGCGCGTCGCATGACCCGCCGGGCCGGCGGATGCCACCGGCCGTCGGCCCGGCGCCCAACCACTCTCAGGAGAAACCGTGGACACCACCATCCCCGACCAGGCACTGGAAGCCGCTCCCGGCCTCGTTGTCTTCCGCCTCGCCCCCGACCACAAGCCGAACGACCCGCATCGGTGGCGCATCAGCCACAAGCCCAGCGGCCTCGCAATCGCCGACTCCATGTGCCGCGAGAACGCCCTGAAGGGGGCGGCACTCCTGGCCAAGCTCACCGACTGGACGCAGGACGCCGACACGGTCAAGGCCAAGGTCGACCGCGAAGACCTGTTCACGCAGCTCAGCTACGTCTGGTGCATCGAGCCCGGCAGTCAGCTGCTCGGTGCGGCTACTGACGTCAGCAACAACGGCAGCTACACCGACGTCGACATCGAACAGGCGGCTGCGGCAGCCAAGGCGCGCGGCTTCAACGCCCTCGAAGTCCTCGTCGCGATGAGCGAAACCGTCCCGTGGTGCGGCCTCGACACCGACGACTTCAACGACGCCCACAACCGGATCGCTGAACTCGCCGACGCCAACTGACCCGCCTCACACGAGCGCCCCCGCCGAGGCGAATTCGGCGGGGGCACCCACCCCAATCATCTCTCAAGGAGAACCGTGTCCCTCTTCCGGAAGACCACCACCCCGCTTCCCGCCCCGACAGGCGCCGGCCCGGCAATCAGCCTCGACAACGTCCCGGCCGGCCTCGTCAACCTCACGAAGACCGCCGCGATCAGCCTCAACAAGGCCGGGCTCACCGGTCAGCGGGCCGCCGTATACCTGGTCCTCGACCACTCCGGCAGCATGCGCCGCTTCTACAGCGATGGCAGCGTCCAGCGCCTCGCCGACCAGGCCCTCGGCCTGTCCGCGAACCTCGACGACGACGGCGTCGTGCCCGTCGGCTACTTCGCCTCCCACGCCGAAGCGTTGCTCGACGTCCGCCTCGACAACTACCAGGGCGTCATCGACCGCACCCACACCGCGGTCGGGTGGGGGACCACCGACTACGTCGCAGCAATGCGAAACGTCATCGACGAGTACCAGCTCAGCGGCGCCGCAGACCCGGCGCTCGTCATCTTCCAGACCGACGGAGCCCCGAACGACCGTCGGGCCACTGAGCAGATGCTGAAGGAAGCGTCGAAGCTCCCCATCTTCTGGGCGTTCGTCGGGTTCGGTGGCCGGGTCGAGTTCCTGGAGAAGCTCGACGACCTCCGCGGCCGGGCCGTCGACAACGCGTCGTTCTTCCACGCCGCGGACCCGCACCGAGTCACGGACGGGCAGCTGTACGACGGGCTGACCCGCGAGTACGCCGGCTGGCTTGCCGCCGCATCTGCCGCCGGGATCGTGCGGTGAGGCGCTTCCTCGTCGGGTTCGTTCTCGGCTCCGCAGGATCCGGCATCACCTACGGCATCACCCACAGCACCCACTGGGCGGCCGTCGTCGGAGCCGTGCTCCTGCTCCTCGTCTGGCGCGGCGAGTTCATCCTCAACGACCTGCTGTAGCCCACCGACCGGCAGACGTCCGAGCCCCCAGCTCCGTCTGTCTGCTGCGGGCCGCCGACCCCCGACGGCGGCCCGCAGCACCCCACACCACCAGGAGAACCGCATGAAACCCATCCGTATCGGCCGCTGGCACATCGAGATCTTCCAGCGAGCCCTTCACGCCACCCGCGTACCGAAGCCCAACCCGGCCTGCACCCACTGCCACGGGGCGGGCGGCCACGGCTACATCACCGACGGCGGCGACGGCGACTGGGAGGACTGCCAGTGCCCCGGCCTCATCGCCTGGCGGATCCCGATCTGGCCGCGCACCAGCCGGCAGATGACCGAACGGATCCCGTTCTGATGACCGAAATCATCTGCGCCCGCTGCCACAAGCCCGCCGACCCGTTCGCACGCAAACCCGAAGGGCCCGTCTGCGAACCCTGCCTCGACAAGGAGGAAAACCAGTGACCACCACCGTCGAGCCGGCCGTCGAAGAGGTCGTCCCTGGGGTCTACGACATCCCGGCCGAGATGTACCACGCCGACCCCGTGCCCGGCGGCAGCCTCTCTTCGACCGGGGCCCGCGCCCTGACCTCGAAGTGCCCGGCGAAGTTCCGACACGACCTCGACCACCAGCAGCCCTACAAGGCGGCGTTCGACTTCGGCACCGCCGCCCACAAGGTCGTTCTCGGCGACGGCCCCGAACTCGTCCTCGTCGACGCCGCCCGCTGGGACACCAACGAGATCAAGGCCCGCATCATCAAGATCCGCGAGGCCGGAAACATCCCGCTCAAAAAGCCCGACCTCCAGCGCGTCCACGACATGGCCACCGTCCTCAGCAAGCACGCAGAGGCCGCGGACCTTCTCCACCCGGACAGCGGGATCGCCGAGCAGTCCATGTTCTGGAAGACCGGGAACGTGTGGTGCCGCAGCCGCATCGACTGGCTTCGCGAAGACGGAATCGTCGACTACAAGTCGGCCCGGTCTGCCCACCCGGACGCCATCCAGAAGGCCGTCCAAGAGCACGGGTACCACGTCCAAGACGACTGGTACCGCCGCGGCGCCGCCGCTCTCGGAGTCCTCCCGCGCGACACCCCGTTCCACTTCATCTTCCAGGAGAAGGAACCGCCGTACCTGGTGACGGTCGCACGCCTCGACCTGTGGCGGCACATCGGCCACCAGGTCAGCGAGCAGGCGCTGTTCCTCTACGACTCCTGCCGGGCCGCCGACTACTGGCCGGCCTACACCACCGACACCGCACTCATCTCGCCGCCCGCGTGGCTTGACCGCCAGTACGCCTAGGAGAACACCATGCCCCTTCCCGCACCCAGCCGCATCGGCCGCCCGCAGGCCGATACCACCAGCGAGTACGACGACGGCCCCTTCACCTTCCGGCCCGCCACCAAGGACGGCCACAACGCCAGCGTCGCCATCCAGGGACCGTCCGGCTCCGGCAAGACGTGGACCGGCCTCTGCGTCGCCAGCGGCCTCGCCGAAGGCCAACGGTTCGCCGTCATTGACACCGAGCGCGGCGCCGCCGCCCTCTACGTCAACGACCTCAGCGCCAGCTTCGACACCCTGCCCATGCACCGCTACGACCCCCGAGACCTCCAGAAGGCCCTCGCCGCCGCAGCGCAGCGCCGCTACCCGGTCGTCATGGTCGACAGCCTCAGCCACTTCTGGTCCGGTACGGACGGAACCCTCGACCAGGTCGAGAACGCCAAGTCGAAGTACGGCGGCAACAAGTTCGCCGGCTGGAAAGACGGCACCCCGATCCAGAACGGCATGATCGAGGCGCTCATGTCCTACCCCGGGCACGTCGTCGTGACGATGCGGTCCTACACCGACTGGGTTCTGGAGCGGGGCCAGCCAGCAAACAAGGGCACCCGGGTCGAGCAGCGCCGCGGTATCGAGTTCGAGTTCGGCGTGGCCGCCGAGATGGACGCGAGCAACCAGCTTCGGTTCATCAAGTCCCGCTGCCCCGCTTTCAGGGGCCGGGAGTTCGACCGCCCCGACGGCGCCCGGGATATCGCGAAGCCGTACCTGGACTGGCTGCGCGACGGCGCGAAGCCCATCGACCCGGTCGTGTGGATCGACGCCGCGAACTCCCCGGAAGCCACCCCGGACAGTCTCCTCGCCCTCTACCGCGAGGTCGAAGCCGCCAGCGCTCTGGCCACCCCGCTGCTCCACCCGGACACCGGCAAGCCGATCAGCCTCGGCGACCGCATCAAGGAACGCGGCACCGCGCTCAAGGCCGCTGCCGCCGCGTAGCTCATCTCTGTTCCGGGGCCGCCGCGGCCCGAATCTGCGGCGGCCCCACCTTCAAGCACACCACACGCCAGGAGGAAACCGTGAAGACCCTCGCCGCCACCACCGACCCCGACGAGCCGGACAACGCCGCGGACATGGTGCTCACCGAGTCCCGAACGATGCGGGCGCAGACGATCGGCCGCGTCGACGTTCTGGACAGGGTCAAGGCGCTCGCGCTGCTCCCTGACGGCGTGCACGCGACGACAGAGATGGTGGCCTCCTACTACGAGGTGACCGTATCGACGCTCGACAGCCTCGCCGCCGCCAACCGCGCGGAGCTGGAGGGTAACGGCCGCCGCGTTCTGAAGGGTTCGGAGCTGCGCGAGTTTGCGACTCCGTTGGGTGGAGTCGCAAAACTGGGACTCAGCCCGAAGGCCCGGAGCCTTGCCGTCTTCTCCCGCCGGGCCATCCTCAACGTCGGCCAACTCCTCACCGAGTCGGAAACAGCCCGCCAGGTCCGCACCTACCTGCTGGAGGTCGAGGAGCAGGCGACCCCGGAGCAGAAGGCCACGGCAATCGAGAAGGCCGCGGAGGCGGAAGCTCAGCTGCGGGCGATCGAAGTTCTCGCCCGGATCGAGGGCAACAGTTCCTACGCCCGATCGATCAGCCGGCACATTGCTGCGCGGATGCTCGGCGAGGAGCCCGAGGTCGACCCGGCGGACATCACGATCACCTGCGACGAGTACCTGGCGGAGAAGGGCGTTGCGGCTGCAGACATGCAGTCGGCTCGCACCCGCATGGGCAAGACCGTGGCGGCCCTGTATCGGGCCCGCTACGGCAAGGACCCGCAGAAGATCGACCGCCCCATCCACGGAGTGCACCGCAAGGTCGCCGTCTACACGCACCGGGACATCGACCTCTTCGACAAAGCGTGGGCCGAAGTTGGCAGGCACTACGACATCCAGACCAGTCTCGGGAACGCGGCATGACCGCCACCGGCCAGTCCGCTCCCGATGCGTCCGCAGTCGTCAGCTGGAACGTCCGCCGCCTCCGCCTCGCCCACGGCTGGACCCAGGAAGAAGCTGGCCGCCGGCTCGAAAAGCTCACCGGTACGCCCTGGTCGAAGGCCAGTTGGTCGGCCGCCGAAACGCACAGCCGCGGTCGGAGCTGGACCGCGAACGAGGTGGCCGCACTTAGCCGCATGTTCACCGTGACTTTCGACGACCTCTTCGCCGCCGAGCACCCCACCCCTACCTGCCCCACCTGCGGACAAGAGGTACTCCGATGACCCGTCGCCTGTCTGTCGCCGAACGTCACGCCGCCGCCGACCGTGACCTCCTCCTCACCGACATAGCCGCCCAGTCGTCCTGGGACCAGTTCCTTGTCGAGCAGGCCTGCCTCGCGTTCGGCCGGGCAAAGGGCGAGTTCACGGCGAACGACCTTCGGAATGTCCTCCCCGAGATGGGTCACGGCTTCCTCGGCGCCGCGATCAACGCACTGCGGTCCGGCGGGGTCATCGAGCACACCGGCAACTCCGTCCCCTCCACCTCACCCGCCACCCACGGACACCGACTCGCCGTTTGGCAGCTGTCCGCCCGAGGACTCGCCATCGCCGCCGAACGCACCGCCCGAGCACAGGGGAGGGCGGCATGACGAACCTCGACGCACTCCTCGCCGCCGGCCACGCCCTGACCGCCAACCACACCGCCGTCGACCGCCTCATCAACGGCGGCCTCTACTACGGGCCCGGCATGCTCCTCACCGCGGTCGGGGCCACCGCCTGGTATGGGGCCCGCCGCATCGCCGAACGCGTCCGTGACCGGGCCGACAACCGGCGGTACGCCGCCACCGCTGCCCGCCTCCACCGCGTCGCCGACCGGGCCGACGCCGTCATGGCCATGCCCGAGAACCTCGTCACCGCCCGACTCGAAAACCACTACGCCACCGAACCCAACCACGCCCAGGAGGAGGGCCGATGAACACCCAAGTCCGCAAGGAAGCACCCAACCACGACAAGCTGACCTGCTACACCGACTACAAATGCCGGCTCCCGAAGTGCGTCGACCGATACAACGCCTGGGGCCGCGACCGCGAACGAGCCATCGCCAACGGAACCTGGCAGCCACTCCTGGATGCCGAACCCGTTCGCCGACACCTCCTCAGGCTGCACGCCGAAGGCATAACCATCTACCGGGTCGCCGCTCTCACCGGCCTCACATACAAAGCCGTCCGCGGCTTCACCCAGCACGACTACGGAAATGCCGCCCCCCGCCGCTACCGCGTCACCCGCGAAGTCGCAGCGAAGATCCTCGCGATCAACACTGAGGACCACACCCCGGGACTCGTCCACCCGATCGGTAGCGAACGCCGCTTCCAGGCCCTCGTAACAATCGGCTGGCCAACCATCCACGTCGCCCGGCGGGCCGGTATCCACCCCTCGAACCGCACCTCAATCTTCCAGGCGTCCCGGATGAAGGCCACCACGGCCCAGAGAATCGCCGCCACCTACGACGAGATGCGGCATCAACGCCCAGCCCGCCACGGCGTCTCCGCGACCAGCATCAAGCGCGCAAAGCAGCAGGCCGCTGACCGGCGCTGGCCTCCGCCGAAGTACTGGGACGAGGTCGGCGCCATCGACGACGAGCACTTCGAACCGATGTACCGCGTCACCCGACGGGAAATCGTTGCTCAGGACGCCCACTGGCTCATGACCACCAACGGGCTCAACAAGGAGGCCGCGGCGCAACGCCTCTGCGTCGACAAGTCGTACATCGACCACGCCTTTCGCCAGCACCCGCAGTACGCCCCAAGGGCGGCGGCATGAGCACCGACTGGCATGAAGAGGCGCTGTGCCGGCAGGTCGACCCGGAGCTGTTCATGCCCGAGGTGGGCGGATCCGCGAAGGACGCGAAGGCCACCTGCATGTCATGCGAGGTGCGCCCCCAATGCCTCAACTACGCGGTCGACGCCGGCGAGCGCTGGGGCGTCTGGGGCGGGCTCGGCCAGAAAGACCTCCGCCGGCTCATCCGGGCACGGCGCGCCGAACAGGAAGCCGCATGACAACGGCGGGCCACCAACAGGTGGCCCGCCATGAGGCGTACACGCACGACGAAAACCCGCACACGGCGGGGGAGGAAGGAGGGGACGTGGTGTCAGTCGGAGTCGGCGGCCAGGCGGTCGTAGAGCAGCGGATCGACCTCGCGCAAAGCGTTGACGATGCGCTCGTTCCGCACCGCCTCCTCGCAAAACTGGGGATGCACGATGGCCACAGAACGGCGGCCGAAGTTGGTCAGCCAGCGGGGCTCGTGCAGCGTGCGCACCTGGTCAATGATCTTCGCAAGACGAGGTCGCGCGTCACGGAGCGGAGTGTCGTGCGGCCCGGCCGCTGCATGCATGGAGTTGAGGATCGGGCCCTCCTCCTGAATGGCCTTGGCCTCGGCAAGACGCGCCGTTCCGCGGTCCGCATGCCACTCAACATCCTTCCGGGCCACCCGGTGCCACCAACTGAACTGCGAGTGCCACTTGAAGCGCACCTCAGTGTTGTTGGTCATGCCGATATAAACCAGCTGGCCGTCAGCAACGTAGGGGCGGTAGACGGCGGTCTGCTGCGTCTCGATGTCAGGCACATGGTCACTCCTCGGTCAGGCCGGGGAGTCGCCCCCCGACTGGGCTTTCTTCCTGCTGGTGACGGTCGGCTCGCGCAGGCGGTCAAGGTTCTTGGCGCGTGCGATCCGGCGGATCGTCTCGTAGCTGTAGCCGGTCAGCGTGGCGACCTTGGCTGGCTTCATTCCGCCGGTCAGCGCTTCGACGACGACGATCTCGAACGCGTCGCCGGCCTCTTTGGTCAGCTCTTTTGCGCGTTCGTCCGCGGCCTTCTTCGCGGCGGCGGCCTGCTTCAGGCGGGTCACGACTTCCTCCTCGGTCATGGCGGCATGGTCCCACAGGGATGTGTCCACATCCAGTTGCACAACCATAGCCAACATTCATGTGTCCAAGTGTATGTTGGCTATCAACGGAACGCCAGCACTTCGAAAGACAACCCGAACCGTGGGGCCCTGGTTCCGTGCGCCCACTCGGCAGTCACCAACCGCCACACCAAGGAGGCCGTCTGATGGCCGCACCGTCCAAGAAGTTGCCCCGCACGGCCACGCATCGTCCGGCCACCCGCCGTCGCCACTTCCGGCACGACGAGTACATCGCCGTCGACCTGTTCTCCGGCTTCGGGGGACTCACCGATGGCATCAAGCGCGCCGGATTCACCACGATCATGGCCGCGAACCACAACAGCTACAAGGTCGAGGTCCACGAGGCGAACCACCCGGACGCCGAGCACTGGATCGCCGACCTGGCCGACCCCGAGGCGGCGGACTATCACTCCGCCCGCGACCTCCCCGCCGCAGACCTCTTGGTCGCTGGCGTCAGCTGCGTGAATCACTCGCTCGCCAACACGGTCAAGGCCTACGAGCAGGGCGGGACCCTGTTCGAGTTGGAGGACCCCGACTACGACGCGCGCGTCACCAAGTCCGAGCGGGACCGGGCCACCGCGAACTGCGTGCTCCACTACGCCCAGACACACCACCCGCGGCTCATCCTCGTCGAGTGCACCACCCAGCTCACCTCCTGGGGGCCTGCACTGCCGGGCCGGCCGAAGGTCGGGGACGGATCGACGTACCGGTGGTGGACCAAGCAGTTCGAACTGCTCAACTACCACCCGCCCAAGGTGCTGTACCTGAACAGCCAGTTCTTCGGGGTTCCGCAGTCCAGGGACCGCGGCTACTGGGTCTTCGTCGACAAGTCCCTGCCGATGCCCGACCTGGAGCACCGCCCCGTATCCCGCTGTGGACGCTGCGACCGGGACGTCGAAGCGGTGTGGACGTGGAAAACCGGCATCCCTGCGACCGGGACGGTGATGTACGGCAAGCAGTACGAGTACCGGTGCCCCTCCTGCCGTCGCCCGATCGTTCCGCCGATGACTCCGTCGCTGGCCGCGCTCGACCTCACCGACCTCGGCACACGCATCGGCGACAAGCCGGTCAAGACGTTCAAGGACGGGTTCGTCGGACCGCTCGCACGGTCGTCGATGGCACGCGCGGAACGCTGCCGCCAGCGGTTCGCCGACTTCCCCGCAATCCTCATGCCCGCGAAGGGCGTGCACGGATCAGAGCGTCTCCTGATGCAGCCGATGGCGACGCAGACCAGCCAGCAGGAGACCGCAATCCTGTCGACCGGCCCAGTCATTCAGCCGCTCTGGGCTCCGAAAGCGGTACCGACGATGGCGCTCGCGGTCGACAACTTCCAGGGCGCCGCGCGGGGCGCTGGCGACCCTCTCCCCACCCAGGTCGGGTCGGAGACCCTCGCCATGCTTTCCTCCGGCGTCCTCCCGTACCGAAAGAACACCCTGCCGACCGTGCACAGCGAGGCGATGCCGACCTTCACCTCGGAGCAGATCCCGGCGGTCCTGACGGCCGCCGGCTGGTACAAGCAGAACGGAACGACCTCGGGGCACGGAACCGCACCTCACCCGGTCACGGACCCGCTCGGCACCCTCACTGCGCACGATACGACCGCGCTCCTCATGGCCCAGTGGCAGGCCTCGCTCGCCGAACTGCCCCTTGAGGACTGCTTCTACCGAATGATGGCCGCGCACGAGATCGGCCGTGGCTGCGGCTTCGACGTCGACTTCAACGACTACCGCGGCACCTTCACCGTCTGGGGCTCCGCCCGCAACCAGGTGGACGGCTTCGGCAACGCCGTAAGCCCGCAGGTCGGCGAATGGATCGGCACCCGCCTCCGGGCCCTGATCCACACGCCGCAGGACTGCGGCACCACGACCGACCTCCAGGCCGCCGCGTGACCCCCCACCGCCTGCCCCCAGCCCCCACCTGACCCGGGCGCACCACACCGACAGCACGCCCTTATCCGTACTGCCCGAAGGAAGTCCTGATGCCTTGGTTCAAGGTCGACGACAAGGCGCATTCCCACCCCAAGTTCATGCGGGCCGGGAATGCGGCCCTCGGCCTGTGGCTGCGCTGTGGCTCCTACGCAGCACAGCACCTGACCGAGGGCATCGTGCCGGGCGTCGTCGCGCAGTTGTACGGCACCGTCCCGCAGGCCAAGAAGCTCGTGAAGGCCGGCCTGTGGCACGACCACGGGCACGGCTGCGACCGGTGCGCCGATCCACTGGACGGCGACTACGTGATCCATGACTTCCTCGAGGACGGGCGCAACACCTCCCGTGCGAAGTACGACGCCGAGCGCAAGAAGGCCCGGGACAGGCAGGCGAAGCACCGAGAATCTCGAGGTTTTGCAGACGAAAGCTCTTCGAAAACGGATCGATTCGCCGACGATTCGTCCTCGAAAAAAAGTGAAAGTGCCTCAGAAAAAACCGAGTTTCCGGGCTCCAGTGCAGGTCAGGGGTACACGTCACGCCGTGACGAAAACGTCACGGGTATCCATGCCGGTGCCGCTCCTGTTCCTAACCCCAGTACTTCCTACGGAAGTACTGGTGCTGCAGCAGACGGCGAGCGCTCCGGACTCCCCGACCAGCTCGCCGAACTCAAGCGCGGCATCGCCGCAGCTGGCCTGACCGGAGTCGCCTGGGACCTCCGCGAATCCGGCTGGGAGTACACCCGGCAAGCAATGACCCGCGTCGGCGTCCCAGCGATGGTCGCCTACGCCGCTAGCTCCGCCCGGCTCAAGGGCCTTCCCGCCGGCGCATCCGCCTGGGTCCAGGGGTGGCGATCCCTCGAGCCCGCACCCGACGAGCCCGGAGTCAGCTACCTCCCCGCCGCCGTCGGTAGCGGTCCCATCGCCAGCCGCCAGCAGCAGGAAACGAACGACCTCTTCGACCGTGCCATGCAGCGCGCCAAGACCCGCATGCAGGAGGACCAGTGACCCCCGACGAAACCGTGGTGCTCGCCCGCTACGTGCGAGCCCTGTGCCCCCAGCAGAAGTTCGACGAGTACACCCCCGACGCCTGGCACGACGTCCTTGGTGACTGGCCCCTCGCAACAGCCCGAACCGCCGCGGCGGCTGTCGCCAAGAAGCAGCCGTTCGTCAGCCCGGCAGAGATCATCGCCGAGATCCGCAAGCAGCGAGACGCCAAAGCCGACAGCTTTCAGGGGCCCGGCCTTCCCGCCGAAGTCCCCGACGCGGACCCCGACGACATCCCGGCCTACCTCGCAGCCCTCCGCACCCAGCGGACCCGGGCCGCCGACGGCGAACAGCTGAAGCGGCGCCCCGTCGCCGAGCTCATCGCCGGCGTCGCCAGCAGCTTCGGCCGCATCCCGGACGAGGACGCCGCAGAGGAGATTGCTGAAGTTCGGCGACCGGGACCCCTCGGAGTCGAATGCCCGTCGTGTCAGGCCCCGATGGGGCGACCGTGCCGGGCGAGCGTCCCCGGAAACCGGCCGCCACGCGAGCTTCGCACTCCACACGCTGCGAGGTCCCGCGTCGCCCTGGGAGGTCCGGCGGAGCTTGAGTCCCCGCAGCTGATCGAGCAGCGGCGCGCGGCATCCCTGGCTCACCTTGAGCGGCTTGCCGCCAACGAGACGCCGGACGAGGAGGCGTCGTGACGGACTTCGACGAGGCCGACATTGCGGCAATGCGACGGGAGGGCGACCTCCGCGGCTTCATGCGTGACCAGCTCCGAGCCGGCCAGGACCGCAAGACCGCACCGCCCGCGGTGAAGCCCCCGCCCCCGCCCGGCCACATGCCCGGCGCCTGGCCGGCCGGGACGAGACCGCCGGACCCGCCACCGAGACGTCACACCGATGCGGACTGGCTGTACGCCCTCGACCGCTACCGGACCGGTTACGGCCACGACAACGACCCATGCCACTGCGGCAGCTGCCCGACCACCACGAAGGAGACCTGATGACGACCCGACGCTACGGACAGACCGCCCCGATGCCTGACTCGATCCGCCACTTCATGCGGGCCGGCCAGCACCCCGCCCGCGCCATTGCTTGCCCGCACTGCGGGGCCGCCCCCCACAAGCCGTGCCGGATCCCGTCCCGGGGTGTGGCGTTGGCGAACGTGCACCAGCAGCGAATCGCGGCCCGCGCCCAGATGGTCGCCTGCTGCCCCACCTGCCAGGTCGAGCCGACGGTGCCCTGCCACACGAACGGCCGGGCCCTGGGCAACGGTTCGGTCCACGCCGCCCGGTACGCCGACGCCGACAGGAGCGCGGCATGAAAGTTCGAGCCGACATCGCCGCCCTGATCCGTGAGGGCCACACCGACACGTCCATCGCTCACCGCCTCCACTGCCACCGCGACACCGTTGGCAGCGTGCGACGAGCGCTTCGCCTTCCGCCTGCGGACCGATTGGGGCTGCTGTTTGCCGAAGCGGTGCCAACAGGGCGGGTGTTGAGCGACAGACCCGCCCGGGTGTGCACCTCGCCGGCACAGGCCGCGGCAAACAGGCAGGCACTCCTGGCCGCACTCGCGGAGTCACGGAAGCCGATGGCGGAGGCGGCGTGACGGCCTCCGAGAGGGGGACCGGTCATCGCCTACCCCGCGCACCTGCCTCCGCGCCCGCCTCCGGGCCGTACAGCCCCCGGTTGGGGGTGCGGGAGCCCGAAACCCCTCCTGGGCCCGTAGGCGGGCTGTGGGGCGCTCGATGAAGCGCGAACTCTTACAACGTCAGGAGCGACTCATGAGCAAGAGCACCGGCAAGAAGGCTCCGCGTTTGCGAACGGCGGCAACGATCTGCAAGGCGGATGGATGTGAACTGCCGGTTAAGCGCAATTGCAAGGGCTACGGCCAGGGGTATTGCGCAGGGCACTACGGCACTTTCGGGAGGCGGTATCTCGCTCCCGGCACTCGCTACTTCCACCGCGACGGCTACGTAATGGTGAAGCTTGCCGATGGCCGCGTAATCGGCGAGCACAGGGCCGTGATGGAAGAGCACCTAGGGCGCCGGCTTGAGCCCGGAGAGAACGTCCACCACATCAACGGCGTTCGAGACGACAACCGCATCGAGAACCTTGAGCTCTGGGTCAAGTTCCAACCGTCAGGGCAACGCGTCCAAGACGTCATTAGGTACGTCGCCGAGCAACACCGTGACGCCTTCCTGCAGCTGATATCCGCGAGCGACAGCGTCGTTGATGGGCGCCTCGACGACGCCCCTCTCGCTGCGTCGAAGCGCGGCGGCGCCGGAGAGGGGAGCCCGGTCCAGCCCTGCTCGCCCGGCTGCCCTGCATGACGTCCCCGCCCACCATCGACAACCAGGAGCACTTCATGCCCGAACGCCCCGCCACCACGGTGGCCCGCTGGAACGGCCTGCACCCGATCGGCACCCCGGTCACCGCGTACCCCGGCTGCCGGCCCGAGGACGACTCGGAGGACGAGCGCCTGACCACCCGCACCCGCAGCAAGGCCGAAGTCCTGGGCGGGCACACCGCCGTCGTCTGGGTCGAAGGGCACGGGGCGTGCATTGCCCTCACCCACGTCGACCCCGACCACACCGCCCGCTTCCCGGCCGTTGCCGTCCCCTGCCCCACCTGCCAGTCCGCGGCCGGCCAGCTCTGCACCAGCCACGGAGGGTCCCGCACCCGCCGCCACGACGTCCACCAGACCCGCACCGCCGCGTTCGCCGCGGCCCAGCAGACCGGAGAGAACTGATGCGCAGCAACAACGAGTCCACCTTGCAGACCACCTGTGACGGCGCTGACGGCTTCTGCCCCGAGTTCGTCCTGAGCTCGTTCTTCGACCGCGTCCCGCCCGAGCAGCGACCGGTACGGCACCGGAAGGCCGTGGCCGAGGAGGGGTGGACGGACCTGGAGGGCCGCGACTACTGCCCCGACCACACCCCGACCGCCGCCCACAACGCACAGACCAGGAGCGCACAGTGACCGCAGTTGACCTGCCCGCCCCGGTCGTCGTGACCCGACACCAGTGCCCGCACTGCCGCCGCTACACCCGCGCCGACCCCGCCCGAGTCGAGTGGCACATGGGCCGCTGCCTGAAGAACAAGACCGCCCGCAACTGCGGAACCTGCGAGCACCACCAGCAGGAATCCCACGACTACGGCCACCAGTGCCACCCCGGCTACGACTGCGGGTGCAACGACTGGGACGAGGCGTGCACCCACCCCGACGGGCCCGAGGCCGATTACCGGTTCCCCGTCCAAAACTGCCCGCTGTGGCAGCCCACCCCGTGAACGCAGTAGCCCGCCCCGCTCGCACCAATCGAGCGGGGCGGGCCCGGCGCCCAGCCTCTCACCCGGTACGCCCCGCACACACCCAGGAGCACCCTGTGACACCCGCTGAAGAACTCACCGCCGCCGCGTTCCAGATCCGCAACCCGTTCCACCTGCCCGGCCTGAAGGTGGGCATCGACTACGAACTCGGTCTCGCCCTCGCCGACTGGTTGGGTGCGGCGGCTCGCATGGCGGCTGCGTACCCGGAGATGGCGCACGATCACGACCGTCCGGCGTGCGAGGACTACGCGTGCGACGTGATGGGTGCCGCGTTGGTGGTGGCCCGGCAGGTCCTCGGCACCGTGGCCGCACCCACAACCGCCCCGCCCGTGGACACCGACCTCCGCGACCGCCGGGCCCGGTACGCCGCCGCGATCCGCGCCGAGTCCAGCCGCGTGGACGACGTCGCGATCGCCGACGCCGTCATGGCCGTCGCGGACACCGAACAGGCCGCGCTGCGGGCCGAGGTGGAGAACAACGGCCGGTACATCACGCGCCTGGACACCGACTACGACGGCCTGCGGACCGAGTGGGCCGCGCTGCGGGCCGAGGTGGAGCGGCTGCGCACCGACCGGGCCGGGATCGTGGCGGAAGTGCTGCCCGCCTGGGAGGCCATGTATGAGCCCGGCAACGTCTCCGACTACCTCATCGGCTACGCCAACGACCAGGACGCCGCAACGGGCATGGCCGAAGCGTGGATGCGGTCACAGTCCGAGGTGACAGGCCGCCTGGAGTGGGTGGCCCAGGAACGGTTGGCGACCGGCCGCTACGACCAGTGGTTCGAGCTGGTGCAGTGCCACGACGACGGGATCGACACTGGGCCCGGGATCATCGTCCGCCGCCGCATGGCCGACGAGGCGCAGCAGCCCGAGTGCGCCGCGTCCACGTCCGGCACCTGCCTGGCCGAGCGGCAGTCCGAGAGCCCGTGCGACACCGAGGCGAGCGAGTGCGTCCACGGAGACGAGGCGCAGCAGCCCGAGACCGAGGCGCACCGCTCGTACCGGCTGGAGCACCGCCACCTCGAAGAGGGCACCTGGCGGCCGAACACCCCGGGCATCGGGGCCAACTGGTCCTGGCAGTCCCGCGAGAAGGCCGACCAGCGGCTGGCCGAGGTGCGCGACCGGTGGCCCGGCTACGAGCACCGGCTGATCGAGACAACGACCACCGTCACCGAGATCCCCGCCCCGTCCGAGGAGCCGACCCCATGAACATCGTCTACACCAACCGCGTGCCCGGCGAAGAGCGCGTCCACATCGAGCTCACAGCCGAAGAGGTCGCCGCCCTCACCGAGATCAGCGCCAGACACGTCTACCGGTGGCGCGAGCTGCTTGAGGAAGCCGACCGACGCCTCAACCCCAACGGCCACGACAAGTACGCCGGGCCGCGCGTGCACCTGGCCAAGGGAACGAACGCCGAGGACTGCCCCGCCTGCAAGGGCACCAACCCGCCGTACCCGTTCCTTTGCCCCGGACCCACCCCCGCCCCGTCCGAGGAGCCGAAGTGACCCAGCCCGAGACGTTCGGCCACGAGCCCACCCCCAACCAGCACCACGGACCCGTGTGCGCCCGCTGCCACACCACGGTCACGCACTACGACGAGGCGTACCAGCCACACCGGTACATCCGCCCCGTCCCGTGGCCCTGCGCCACAGCCACCGTTCTCGCCGCCACCCCCGCCCCGTGACCCTGGCTCACCTTGCCCCGCACGTGGCTCTCCTGGCCGCTGGGACCGTCCTCACGGCCCTGGTGCTCCGGGAGGGCCACCGCACCCGCCACAGGCCCGGACGCGGGCGCGTGCGGCCACACAGCCGACACATCGGCACCGCACAACACGACCACGACGCGATCAAGGAGCACGACATGACCGAGGGCGAACGCGACGACCTGATCGACCGCCTGCCCGCCGACATGGTCATCTGGGACAGCGACGACGAACTCCAGCACTTCGGCCACGCCAACAGCACCTGGTGGCTCGACGCCCTCGGTCACACCAGCGCGGGCCCTAAGCACAGCTGCTGCGCCTCATGCGGCTGCGCGACAACGTGCACCGCCGGGGCTTTCCACGACGCGTTGATCTCCAGCGTCGTCCGCGAGCTTGACCGTCTCGGAGTACTGCACGCCACCGAGGGGCCGACCCGATGAGCGACCGCCACACCGCCGACACCATCCGCACCCAGACCAAGGACGCCCTCAAGGACGCCCACATCAGCCAAGCCGAAGCCGCCCGGCAGCTCGGCCTGTCCACCAAGCACATGAGCCACATGCTCACCGGGCGCGCCACCCTCACCCTCGACTGGGCCGACCGCATCCTGGCCATCTGCGGCACCCACCTCGAACTGGTCACCGCACAGGACAAGGCCACCGACGCCAGCCCGCGTATCCCCCTCGACGACCTCACGTCCGACGCCCTCGACCAGCTGTACGAGCAGTTGGAGGCGCGCCGCACCATCATCCGGAGCAACGTCACCAAGTTCCGGTCCTGGGCCCGCCGCATCCGAGACCTGGAAGCCCACGCCACCGAACTGGAGCAGCGCGCCGAACGCGCCGAGGCCGCCAACGAGCGGGTACGGAAGCTCGCCACCCGCCTGGAGGAGTTCGCCGAGAACGCGCTCCGAGTCGACGACAGCCAGCTGTACGCGGCCCTCGCCACCGACCTCCGTACCGCCCTCGACGCGCAGCCCACCACCTGACCCACGCCCCACCGCCGGCCGGGACCCCACCCCGGCCGGCACGCCACCCGCCCCAGCAAGGAGCCACCATGCCCGTCCGCCCGCTGACTGTCCGCCTCGACCCCGACACGTCCCGGCTGCTCCGCCGATACCGCGGCGAGTCACCCACCACCGTCCTTCACCGGGCGATGCTCATGCTCGCCGGCGCCGACGGACACCTCACCCCCGACGGGAAACTCCGCACCGAGAGAGAGGCCGGCCGGTGAACGACTTCCAGGATCCGCTGTGGCTCCCCGACGAACTCGCCGCCACGGTCCCCCGCATGCGGCGCATCCCCGTCGACTACAGCCGGCCCGCCACACGACTCGTCCAACGCTCCGACATGCACAAGAAGCGGCGCCGGCGCAGGGTCCGGACGGTGCCCACCGGGAGGTACCTGTGAGCAGACCATCGAGCAGCCCCCGCGGCGAACACGCCGGCCAACCCGGCACCGGATGGGAGACCGAACTCCGCACCACCGGCGAACACGTCATCCCCGACAACGCACCCCAGCCCCAGGCCAACCGGGCCACACGGCGAGCAGCACGAAGGAAGAAGCGATGACCACCGCCGACCACGTCTGCAAGCCCGGAGCCACCACCTACTACTGCCCGACCGCCGGCGAGGTGGAGTCCGACTGTCACGGCGGGTTCGACACCTGCTGCGACCGGCCCGACCTCCACAGGCCCATCAACGGCCCCGACCTCTTCGGCGAGGTCGAACGGCTCGCCGCCGAGCTGTACCAGTCCGAAGACGCGCGGGCCTGGGTGCGCGAGCAGTGCGCGATCCGGGAACGGAACCAGAAGGCCAGCCCCGGGCAAGGCGAAGTACAGACCGGCGAAGTCCTCGCCTGGCTCGAAGGACCCAAGTGCGGCCGGCGACTCAGCGAGACGGCCTCCACCCACACCTACCTGGCCACCGGCTGCCTCCACGGCGAACACGCCTACTGCCAGGGGAAGACCGGGAAAGCCGGGGCGAAGAAGCCGGCCGAGTGCAAATTCTGCGAGGCACCGCGCGTGTGCGGGTGCCACCAGGAGTGACCCGCACAGCGCTGCGCCCCCGCACCGGGAGACCGGGCGGGGGCGCAGCTGTGTGCGGGCGGGTCAGACGGTTTCCGCGGCGGATGCCCGGCGGTGCTTCGCGACGAGCTTGTTCACCGTGGACTGGTCCAGGCCGAGGACGATGCCGGCCTTGGTCTGGTTGCCGCCGCAGTAGGCCACGACTTCGGTGACGGCCGCAGCTCGTTGGGCGGCGAGCTTCGTGGCTTCCTGGTCAGCCTTCGTCCACTCCTCGCCAGCGCGAATGGCCTTGCGGGCACGGCTGGGAACGATGCCGTCCCGGTTGATGATGTCGGCCATCTCGTCGGCCACGGCCGGGAGGAGCTTGCCGTTGTCGTCGAGCGCGTCGGGGTACCAGTCGCCATCGGTGATCGTGCTGGCGCTGAGGAGGGTCTGGAATTCGCCTTCGTCGGTGGTGACGTAGGCGTAGGCGGAGGGGGTGCCCTCGGTGATCCAAGCGGCGTTGATGCTGACGTACTCACCGCCTGCGCTGAGGGAGAGGATGCCGCCGTCGCGGGAGTTGTAGAAGTCGATGATGTCGGTGCCGGTGATCGGTCGCATGGCCTGTCCCCTCGTCATGGGGGGCCTTGCGCCTCCCGACATCCATGACTATGGCACCCCTGCCATAGTGTGTCAATGGTGGGGGTGCCATAGCTGGACGTTGACCATTAACCCTCAGAACCGCATCGCCGGATGACACGCCGAGCACATCCGCAACGACGGCAGCCCCTGCCCGTCCAGCACCTCATGCGTTCGGGTGACCTCGTCACAGTCCGGGCCCCCGCAGTGCGGCACCCGCTCCCACCCAGCCGGCCGAACCCCGGACCGGGCGTCCTCATCCAGCTGCCGCCACGTGTCCGTGTACGGCTTGTGCCCGCCAAGCTGACGGCTCAGGGCCATCCACCCATCCACCGCGGCGTCAGTGCCCACCAGTGGCCTGCTGGCGGCCTCCCGGAACGTCACCGGGTCCGGGAGCTCACCCGAGTCCAGCCGGTGCGCGTACACAGCCGCAGCCGAATTCACCGCGGCACCCCCCAAATCCAGGTACGCCTTCAAATCCTGCTCCACCCAGCCGGCGTCCAAAGCGGCAGCCACAAGGGCCAGCAGCTGCCGTCGCTGCTTCACTCCCGGCGGCCGGCCCCGGAAGTCAAGAGCAGCCACCAGGGGTTCGGCTTGCGGATTCTGCTCCGAAGGAGAAACACCGCCACCGCCGCCGTCCTCGGGACCGACGTTCGCAGTCGGCGACGGCGCCGCGGGGGAGGAGGAGGTCTTTGAGGGGGTCTTTAAAGAGGAGACAGGAGGAGTAGGGGTCACCTGAGAGATGACCCTTTCCACACCTGTCAGGTGACCCTTTGGCCCGAGAGGGTCACCTGCGGAGTGACCCTGAGGGTCATCTGAGAGGTGACCCTCTTCCTGGTCGCCTTCCGAAAGGGTCACCTCTGAGGTGACCCTTTCCGGCCGGGTGCAATGCCCCTTCCACCCGTCATGCGGAGCCTCCGGACAGAGCTGCGCCAGCCGATAGACGGCGGCCTGGCCAACATGCCCCTGAACGTGCTGAACAAGAACCTGCTTCTTGATCAGCTTGCCGATCGAGTTCTTCCACCCAGCCGCCGACTTGTTGGCACGCCGCAGAATGTACGGCTCATGAACCGGCCCCCACGTCAACCGGCTCCCATCGTTCGCGTTCTCCGCCAACACGACCAAGTCGTCCCGCTCGCCCGCGGTGAGCCCGGCATCCCGCCAATGATCCAACACCTCAACGATCAAACGAACGCCCACGACTCACCTCCTTCACGCCGCCGCATGCGGCGTACACCTGCTGAAACACAGAGCTCCCGAGAACGAGCCGATCTGGAAACGGCCGGGCAGCAGAAGCCGCCCGGCCAAGAGAAACCACAGGAGCTCAGCGGGCGGCCCGCGCCATCGCGCGCACCTGCTCCGCGGCAGCCACCAGACCATCCGCAAACCCGCCGGCATCCTTCAGGGCCACGAACACAGTGAAGCCGCTGCCGTCCTCGACCAGCAGATGCGGGCGGCGCAGCTCGGGACGGGAACTGCCCGGCTCCGCACTCAACCGGACATGACCCAGCAGCTGGGCCTCTCCATCCATATCCGGCACCAGGAAGTCCACCATCTCCCCGCCGTGATCCAGGTCGTCCAGGTGGCGCTCATTCGCCGCCACGTGATCCTCAATGCACCACGGCTCGCACTCCACGAAAATGCGGACACCGTTCACCAAAGCCGGGCGGATATGCGGAGGGATCGGAGCCGATACGACAGGGGCCGCGACGACGGCAGGGGAGGTTGCTACAGTGTTCATCGAGGTACTCCTCTGATTGGGATGCATCTCTGACTGGCGAGCTGATGACTCGCTGGTTGAACTGGCCGGGCGTATCAGCGCCCGGCCGTTTGCGTTTCAGGGGCGGGCATTCGGTGAGGCGTTGGCTGATTCCACCGTCGTTGTCCAGCCGTCGACCAAGTCGAGGATCAGGCCGAGAGTGCGGGCAGGGAAGTACTCAGCGCCACGGATGGGTGACTCCCGGGCGTCGCGTAATGCTGTGAGAACAACTCGTTCCAGTCGCGGCGCAAGGTCTCCTGGGAGGTTCTCGACCAGACGGATGACGCGCTCAAAGCCATCCCGCCCATGGGTCTTGAGTCGGGGGCGCGGATCTCCTGACGTGATACCGAACTTCACGGTGTCGTGGACCTCGTCGGCGACAACATAGAACACATCCCACACTTTGCCGGCGCATTTGCGACAGATGCCGTTCCCTTGCTGTACGGAGCTCGGGGCGGGCGTGGTTTCGTGGCCCTTGGAGCAACGAACCCGATGCGGCGTCACGTTGCCAAGCCAGGCCGGCTCAAGCACTTCGCCGCCAAGCTCTTTGACCCGGGCGCGAAACGCCGCCATGGCGACATCGGGATCCCTGCCAGCACACGTGAGGCACATGCCGGTCCCTCTGCGTAAGTGTCCGGGGCGGGGGGCGCACTCGTGCCCTTGAGGGCACAGGCACGCGTGCGGTTCGTCTTTGCCCTTCCAGGCTTCCTCGACAACCACTCCACCTAGCTGCTTGACGAGAGATTGAAAGCCCTCCCATGCCGCCTTAGGGCTGTTTCCGACGCATGCGAGGCAGATGCCGTGGCTCTGATGCAGCCCGATGGGCCAGATTTGATTCACATGGCCCGCAGGGCATCTGACCGCATAGGTTTGTCGACTTCCCTGCCATGTCGTGTCGAGGACTTCCCCACCCAGTCCCTCCACCCGCGCCCGGAACTTCTCCCAGGCTTCGATAGATGAGGGAAGTGGGCACTCAAGGCATAGCCTGCGCCGCCGCAGGATTAGGTGAGGTTTAACGAGAGAGTCGTGACCTGCGGGGCACTTCACTCGATGTCGTGCGGTCGCTCCTCGCCATTCTGGCTCGATGACCTGGCCACCAAGTCGGACGATCCGCTTCCGAAACAAGTCCCATGCCGCCCGCGAGCGCGGCGAGAGGTTCTCTGTTGTTGTCACGGGAGGGCTCTCACCTCTGGAGCTGCCTGCGGGTTGGTAGTCGGTCTCGTGCTGGCGATAGAGCGCGGTGCGCTCGGACCTGGCTGTGACCATGAACGTCCATCCGTTCGGTTGGCTATAGACCACATCGTTCATTGGTATAGGACCAATGTCAAGCGGTCTGAGTTGTCACTGCTGCCAGGCGGTACAGGTCAAGGGGATCTCGCCAGGTAGACCGGTACATTTGATTCACCAACCACCTGAGGAGGAACGCCTTGAAGGATCCAGCGCAGAGCAAGAAGCCGCGCTACGTCGAGATCGCGGATGAGTTGCGCGCGCGGATCGAGGCTGGCGATTACGCGGCCACTGGCAAGCTGCCCAGCGAGCGCGCGCTGACGGAAGAGTTCGACACCGCAAGGAACACCGTGCGGGACGCGTTGCAGATACTGCGCGGCGAAGACCTCATCGAGTCCCGCGGCGGATCTGGTGTCTTCCTTCGCACATTCTCCCGCATCGGCCGCGATGCTGTAGAGCGGTTGTCTCGCAAGCATTGGGGTGCAGGGCGAGCCGTCTGGGACTCCGACCTCCATGGCAGGGACCGCCAGGAGAATGTTGAGATCGACAAGGTCGACGCGCCGGACGGCATCGCTGGCACGCTGGGCGTTAAGGGGCAGAAGGTCTGGCGTCGAAGCAGGGTTTACCAGGCCGAGAGGCGGCCGGTGCAGCAGTCGACCGCCTGGTACCCCGCAGATCTGGCTGATGGCACGGCGATCACCGAGCCGAATACTGGCCCGGGCGGCGTCTATGCGCGACTCGATGAGATCGGGCACGGGCCGGCGCGCTACCGCGAGGAGATCAAGGTTCGACTCCCGCTTCCGAGTGAGTCGAAGACGCTCGGGATCACGATGAGCACTCCAGTGATCCTGATTGTTCGCACCGCCTATGACGCCGAGGACCGACCTGTTGAGGTCAACGAGATGATGCTTGACGCGGATAGCTACCGCCTGGTGTACACGTTCCCCTCCTGAGCTGCGCACTTCCCTGACAGGCCCCCGGCTGATCGCCGGGGGCTTTCTTGTGGCGCCACAACCTGTCTAGGACCAGTGCTTGCTCAGAGCTGCCTAAGCTGCTCTACTGGTCCTAGACAGGTTCCGGATCCGGGGCCTACAGACCTCTCATGCCTGGAAGGAGAACGATGAGTGACACCGCCCCCGCCCCGGCCCTGGAACTGAAGACCGAGAGGCGGCTCACTGCGGCCGAGGTCGCGGAGACCCTGAATGTCTCGCTGACCGCCGTTTACCGCCTCGTTCGCAGCGGTGACCTCCGGAGTCACCGGCACGGAACCGGCAAGATCCGCCCCCGCGGTCTGCGGGTCCCGGAGTCCGCGGTCGTCGCCTACCTGTCCGGCTCGGTCATCACCCCGAGCGAGGTGGCGGCATGACCCCCTCGATCGCCCCGGCGTCCACGCTCACTCCGGCCGACACCGCCGCCCACGAGGCCGGCTCCTACATCCGCACCAGCCGTACCGCGGTCCGCACCCGGATCTGCCAGGAGACCATCGTCGAGCTGTCCGGCAAGGACGCCCGCTCGATGACGCCGGCCGACGTCGATCGGCTGGCCGAGGCGCAGGCCGAGCTCGACCGGCTGACCGCCGGGAGTGTCCGGTGATCGCCCAGGCGCTTGCTCTGAAGGAGGAGCGCCGCGCCGAGAAGCTGGTCGGTTTCGTGGCGGCGCAGGTCGCGTCCAATCCGAACTGGGAGTCGCTGCCGCTGTACCGGGTGAGCATCCGGACCGCGTTCGAAGAGGCTGCCGCGCACGCCGAGCAGCCCGACTGGGAGTGGTGACCGTGGCTACCAGGCACTCGCACAAGCCGAACTTCGGCAAGAAGGTCGACGGCTGCCCACGTTGTGACGAGCTCAAGGCCGGCGCGACACCTGTCAGCTGGAACATCCGGAACGACGTTCGCCTGGACGAGCAGCGCCGGGACAGCATCAACGCCCACTTTGCCCCCGGCAGCTCTCACGCCCGCGGCGAGTGCGGCCCCGTCTGCACCTTCGGGGACTGGTAGCCATGGATGCGAAGCCGACCACCCCCCGCGAGAACCCCATCGTCGCCGAGCCGGCCACCCCTGCGGCGTGCCGACGCGACTACGAGAACGGCGTCGACGTGCGCGCCGCTGCCGCCCGGCAGCAGGCCCGCACCCGCCGCTAACCCACAGACCGCCGCGGTCACGGGGAGCCCATTCCCCCGTAGCCCCCGTGACCGCGGCTTTCCACCCCTCCGCTTCACCCCCTTACTCACAGATAGGTACCCCCATGTCTCCGTTCGTCTCCAACGTCACGTCCCTGTTCTCCGGTGACCTCGCCACGATCTCCGCGACGATCCGCAGCACCGGCCGGGACATCCTCATCGCCGACATCGACCTCGCCCACCAGGAGGCGGAGGGCATCGCCCCGGCGGAGATCGTCACCCGGTACGTCGCCGCCCGCGATGACTACCGGATCCAGGTGTGGCTGCGGGAGCTGGCCGCGGAGGCGGACGCCGCCCAGCCGTTCGGGCCGCGCCTCGTCGACGAGCTCGACACCCTCGACGCCCTCAACCTGTTCGCCGCCGCCTGACCCCGGCCCGCCCCATCGTTGCCAGCAACCTGCTGGTGGCGGTGGCGAGGCCCGGACCAACAGGAGCCCGAACCGAGGAGCGTCCCATGGCAAGCGCCCGTCACTTCTTCAAGAGCCAGTCGGCCGAGCAGACCCGCGCCGAGATCAAGGCCGACATCACGAACTCCCGCACCGCCCAGCGCGACCTCCAGGCCGCCGGCCAGCACCGGCTCGCCGAGAACATGCGACAGGCCGCAGACGAGGCAATCGACGAGCTCAACGACCTCGACAACGGCACCTGGACCCCCAGCCACGCCTGACCCACTCGATACCCCGGAAGGACACACCGCGATGGCCCAGGTCGAGATCACCTCGTTCGGCTATCTCCACAACACCCCGCCTGCCGCTCACCTGGTCATCGATCTTCGCCACCACTTCCGGGACCCGCACGTCAGCCCGGAACTCAGGCACATGACCGCGAACGACGAACCTGTCCGAGCCGCGGTGCTCGCGACGCCGGGCATCACCGACCTGGTCGCGGCAACCGCTGCCGCTGTGAACGCGTTCGCCGCTGGCCCCAGTGCCGGGCCCATCGCCATCGCCGACGGATGCGCTGGCGGCAGACACCGGGCACCAACGTTCGCTCAGGCCCTCGCCGACCAGCTCACCACCGACGGACACACCGTCACCGTTCAGCACCGCGACCTCCACCTGCCGGTCGTCAACCGATAGCCCCATCACCCAATTTCGAGGAGATCCCCATGTTCGGACGTAACCGCAGCCCCGAGGCCGTCGCCGCGAAGGCGGCCCAGGCCCAGCACAACGCCCGGTTCAACAACGACAGCACCGACCCCGGCAGTGCCGAGTACCTCGACTCCCACGATCGGGTCGTCACCACGAAGAAGGCCGCAAAGGCCGCAAAGGCCGCACGCCGCAACCGCTGACCGGTCAACCCGAGAGGAGTCGCACCGTGCACCCGTACTTGATCACTGCGAAGCCGGGCCGTATCCGGCGCACCGCTGTCTGTGTGCGGGTGTGCGTGCTGCGGATCCTCGCCCTGACCGTCATGACCGTGCTGGGCGCAGCAGTTTTGATCGTTCGCTGTGCCCGGCCGCTCATCAACTACGCGGCGACCCGGGCCGCCTGGCTCGAACTGTGGGCCTCCCAGCACACAGGCCTTCCCCCGTTCGGGGCGGCGGTCGGATCCGGCCTCACCGACGAGTTCGTCGCCGAATTTCACCGCGCACGCCGTACCGCAACCGCCGGGAGCCACCGATGAAGCGCCTGCCTCGACCCGTAGCCGACCTGATCCGCCTCTGGTCCGACCTTGCCCGTCACCCGCGCGAGACGCTGCTCAACCGCAGCCACCACCAGTGGCGGGCCGCCGGATTCATTGCTCTCATCGCGGCGCTCGCAGTCACTGGTGCCCCCGGCTTCGGCGCCGGCTCCCTGACTCCGGCCCTGATCCTCGCCGGCCCGAGCTGGGTCCTCGACCTGGTCGGCTCCCTCGCCCACGGCCTGTGGGAGTCGGGGCGGATCTGGCCCGGTGCCGAGTGCCAGTGCTGCGGCGGCGCCCCCGACGACGGCGACGACGAGGCAGACCCCGATGACCCGGACGACGACGGCGGACTCGCCCTCGACGTCGAAACCTGGCTTCGCAACAACCAGCCCACCCACGCCTGACCCGAATGGACACGCCATGTTGAAGCAGATCCGCACCCGACACCGCCACAACGCGGCCATGAGGGCGGCCTGCCACCTCATCGCCCGAGCCGACAGGGACCCCAGCACCGGGCAGCTCAAGGTTGAGCCAGCCGATCTCGCAGCGCTCATCTTCGGCCGCAGCCGGCTCCGAATCGACGAGGCCGACGCCCTCGAATACCTCAACTCCGCCCTCGTCGCGACGGGCAACCGGCGAATCGACGCCGACACCAACGCCTAACCCACCGCCCCCACCGTCCCGGAAGGACACCCCATGAGTGCCGACTACCGTTCCTGGGAGGAGCGTGAGGCCGCGGCCGCCAAGACCCGTGCCGAAGCGGCACGGATCGCCGCCGAAGCCGACGCCGCCCGCTCAGTCAGCGCCCAGGCAGCAGAAGCCGGCGCAGCTAAGACCGCCACCGACCTCCTGGCCGAACAGGTCAAGCAGGCCGGTCTCAAGAAGAAGCTCGACGCGGTCAAGGAGTCCGCGAAGGACGAGCAGGCCGAACTGAAGCAGCGGCGCCGCGAAGCCAGCGCGGACAATGGCGCCGGATTCAAGCGGCTCGTCAACGTGGCTGTCGTCCTCGGACTTCTGGCCGCACTCCCCGCCCAGCTGTCGTACTTCCTCGGCCTGCACAAGAAGGGCGAGGAGGACCCGGGCAGGGCATGGCTTCTCGGCCCGATCCCGTTCTTCCTGGAGCTGTTGGCCTGGGTCGGCGTGCTTGGCACCAGGTGGGCGCACCGCAAGGGTTTGCCGCGGTGGCCGTTCTGGATTCTCACCGCCGCTCTCGCCTCGATCGCCGGGTACATCAACCTGGCGCACGGCGTCGACGAGTACGGGATCGTCGCTGGCGTGGCGCTCGCCGCAACATCGGTGATCGGTCCGGTGCTTGCCGAGGTGCGGGACTTCCTGGAGGGCCGCGCCGCAGCAGACACCCGAAGTGTGGAGCAGCGGGCCGCCGAGAAGGCGGCAGCGAAGAAGGCCGCCAAGGCGGGGCGGGCACAGAAGAAGGTTCATGACGCGGAGGACAAGCGCCGCCGGAAGCTTCTCCCGCTGGAGTTCGCCGAGTACGAGCGGATCATCGTTGCGCACCCCACCGGGGCCATCACCCGTGAGGCTGCGTGGCAGCAGGCGTGGGACAACCTCCACCTCCTTCCGCTCGCCACCACGGCCGACACGCTGGCCGGCCGGGAGGATGCGCGCGCAGCAATCAACGCGGTCCTGTCGGACGTCGATCGCAGCCCGGAGAGCGAAGCGGTGGATCGGCTCCTCGCTGAAATCTTCCGCCCCGACGGCGGCGACGCCGGGCCGTCCCAGGCGCCTCCAGAGGGCGGCCCGAAGGGTGGTGCGGGGGGAGGGTCGAAGGCTCGCCGCCCGGACGCCTCCAAGGGGCCTGGACCCCTTGGGCGTAAAGGGAAGCAGGCATCTGGCCGCACCTCCGGAAAGACACCGCTGCGCCCCCTCGAAGCAACCCACCTCGCAGCGGTCCGCAAACTCGCCGAAGCCCTCGGCGACATCGACCGCCTGTCCGCCCGCAAGGTCCGAGAAGTCATCGGCGGCGGGTCCAACGAATACGCCGTCCGCCTTCGCGACGCCGTCAAGACCGAGCTGTCCGCCGACTAGCCGTCGCACGAAAGGAACACTCCCGTGAGTACCGACTACGCCACCGAGGCGGCGAACCCGCACGGCTTCGAGAAGGTCATCCCCGGGCAGGTAATCCACCCGGCCGAGCCGACCGCCGTGGACGGCGACGACGACATTGCCCCCGGTGTTCTCCTCCCGTTCCCGGACCGCCGCCCCGTGATCCGACACACCCGTTCCGCGGCCATGGTCGTCGCCTCCGTCACCGGCCGGGCCGTCGGACTCACCGCCTACGGATCCGTGGTCGCCGGCGGCTGGTTCTGGGCAGGGCTCAAAGCCGGGAGCTACCTCGGATACCGGTACGTGCGCGGCCGCGACACCATGGAGTACATCGGCGGTGTCACTTCGAAGGCGGACCTGAACTACGTCAAGCGGGAACGCCACTCCCGGTGGAAGTTCCTCGGCTACTCCGCCATCACCACCGCCGCCCTCAACCTGGCCGGCTGGTGGGCGCTCGTCGCCGGTGCCGAAATGACCGCCCTCGACTACTCCTGGGCTGTACCCCCCACCACGACCGGGCTGCTTGCCGCCACCGCCACCGCCCTGTACGGGCGGTACCGGCTCAACGCGCCCGGCATCGAGGCCGACCAGGTCGTGGCCGAGCAGGACGCCCTCGACTCCGACGACCCGTTCCCCCTGTCGTACTGCGTCGGCGGCGAGCAGGTCATCGAATGCGTGTCCCGCGCCCTGGCCGCTCAGGGGATCGGTACCCGGGCGATCACCATCGTTGGCGCGAAGGGGTGGGGGTGGGAGCTCGACGTCACCCTGAAGGGATCCACTCCCGGCAAGGTCATGGCTGTGGCGGACGACTTGGAGTCCGACCTCGGGCTGCCTGACGGCGGGTTCATGATGGAGCCCGACACGACGGATAAGTCCCGAATCACCGCCCGCCTGGTTCAGTCCAACCCGTTCGCCGACATGCCGACCCCGGCGGTTCACGCGCCGCGGTCCCTGTCGGTGCACGACGTGGTCGCTATGGGGCGGACCATGGACGGGTCGCCGTTCGAGATCACCCTGGACGGGTTCTGTGCCCTGATCATCGGGGCGATGGGTGCCGGGAAGACGCTGGGTGCGCTGCGGGCGATCAACGAGGCGTTGACCGCCTGCCGGGACGCCACGGTCTGGGACCTTGACCCCATCAAGGGCGGGCTGTCCGAGTTTGGGGATCTCATGTCCCGCCGGGCTCGAACGCCCGAGGAGTGCGAGGCGGCCCTTGAAGAGGCCCTCTCCTACGTGTCCGCCCGCCGCAACCTCATGGACAGCCTGAAGATGGGCGACCGGTGGCACGCCACTGCGAAGCACCCCAACCTGTACATCAACATCGACGAGTTCATTCAGCTCAGCCCCAAGGGTAAGGAGCTGGCGGTCAAGATCTTGCGGACCGGTCGCCAGTACGGCATCTACTTGATCATGGCCGGACAGGAGGCGACCGCTGATGCCCTCGGCGACGCCGTCGCGATGATCATTGCCTACCGACTCCTCATGGCCTGCCGCTTCGAAGACGTCAAGATCGCCTTTGGTCCTGGGGCCGGAAAGGAAGGATGGCGCCCCGATCGCATGAAACCCGCAGTCGGCCCCGTTGCGAACGATGCAGGCCAAGCCATGATCATGGGCGGGCCGTTCAACCGGGCGATCCGCTACCAGTTCGCCAAGTACACCCGCGACCAGATCGCCGGGGCAGTCCCCGCGCGCGTCGCCGCCGGCATCACCACCATGGACTCCGAGACCCTCCTCAAGGCCGGAGTCGCTCTCGCTGCCAGTGGCCAGCGGGTGAACCTAGCCGACCGGCTCGACGCCTTCGCCCAGCAGGGCGGCGTGGACGATGCCTACCTCGTGGCCGCCCTTATGCGCGCGTTCGACGAGACGGGGCGCGACTTCCTGCCCACCAACGAGGTGCTGCTCCCCGCCATCGCGGACGCGGGCATTCAGGGCGTGGACGCGACGAGCCTGTCGACGAAGCTCCGCAAGCACGCCCCCGGGGTCAAGTCCGACCGCACGGACTGCCCCGAGGGGGCCTACCTCCGAGGGTGGCGCCGAGACGACGTCGAGAAGGCCGCCGCTGGCCTTCTCGACCCGGCGGAGACCCGGCAGAACCTCGGCAAGAGGGCGGCGTAGACCCGGCAGACACCCGGCGGGACCCGCTTGCATCACCGCAGGTCGCCGGGCATCCGCCGGGCTAGCGCCGGGGTCCCGCCGGGTGCCTGCCGCCCTATTGATCCATATATGTGCAGTTCAGACGAGAGGACCCGCCGATCATGCCCGCGAAGACGACGACCGCCCGCAAAGCCACGGCCGCCCGCCGCCGGAAGACCGTCCCGCGCGCCCGAGTCGGCAAAGGCCTCAAAGTCCCCAAGACCGTCCCGATTCACGCCCGGATGGGTATGTGGCTGGCTCTCCAGGCCGCGTCGCAGATGGATGCCCGTAAGACCGTCGTCATGTCCCGCAAGGACGCCGCGATCCTCCGCCTCACCCACGAAGGCTGCACCACCTGTAAGGGCAACGGGCAGCTCTTCACCAAGGGCAAGGACGGCTCATTCACCGGCTCGAAGCCCTGCCCGGCCAAGCCGACGAAGGCGAAGGCCGGCCGGTTCAAGGTCGCCGTGGCCGCCCGGTTCAGCCCCGACAAACGGACCGGGCTCGTCGGCTGGACCTGCCCCTGCGGCAAGAAGGAGAAGCCCAAGTTCAGGGACGCCAAGGAGGCCACGAAGGCCCTGCGCGAGCACGAGAAGAAGAAGCACGGCAAATCCGTCGGCGGCGCCTGGTACGGGCAAGCCGCCGAAGCCGAAGCGAAGCCCGTCACCCAGGCCGAGCCCGTCACCAAGACCGACACCACGTCGTCGATGACCGACGAGGAGTGGGAGGCCCAGAACACCCCGCTCGGCCAGAAGGCCGCCGAGAACCGCGGCGTCTGTTTCTGCTGCGGCGGCAAGGGTGCCCTCTACTCCGCCCGGAACAGCGTCCACACCACGACCGTCTGCCCGATCTGCCTGGGCACCGGCAAGCACCGCGCCAACCAACCCGCCGAAGCGTAGGAGCCCCGCATGCCGCTCACGTTCCGCAAGAGCTTCCGGATCTTCCCTGGGGTCCGGCTCAACATCAACCGCCGTTCCTGGTCGATCACGTTGGGCGGCGGCCCCGGCCCCCGTCACACGATCAGCTCCACCGGGCGCCGCACCACATCCATGGACCTGCCCGGACCCCTCGGGTGGCGTTCCACCCGCCGCCGCAACCGATAGGAGAGCCCGAATGCTCTACAGCCTGATCACCACCCTCGCCAGATGGCGCTGCACGCGATGCGACACCTGGAACGGCAAGAAAGACAAGCGCTGCATCGGCTGCGGCTGACCGACCCCACACCCCAAGGAGACCCCGTCATGCAGCTGCCCGAGCAGCAGCCCACCCGCCCCGGGCGGCCCGACCCCGTCATCCGCCGCAACGCCGACCAGTTGATGGCCGCCATCAACGAGATCGAGAAGGCCACCGCATACCGCGACCCGAGTCCGCTCCCGGTCGTCGGCCCCACCCCGCCCGTACCGCAGCAAGGCCGGCCGCCCATGTCGCAGAAGGCGACGGACGCCTCCGCCCTGATGCTGGCCGGCGGCGCGACCACCGTCATGGTCGGCGGGACCGCATCCGTCGTCATGCTGGCCTCCGGGTACGCCGACCCCATCGTCTGCGCCATCGTCGTCGGCGCCCCCACCGTCCTCGTCCTCGCAATCAGTCGTCTCGTCGGCAAAGCGAAGGCGGCCATCGAAGCGGCCCCGCCCACCATCCACCAGCACTACCACGGGCCCGTCACCCAGGACTCCCGCAGCATCCACACCCAGGCCCGCGGCGTCATCGCCAACACTCGTAATCAGAACGCCCGGTGAGAAGCCCCGATTGAACCAGGAGAACCCATGATCGACCTGCTGTACGCCGCCACCGAACTCGTCACCAGCACCCGACACGGCTCACCCGCCATGCTCCAGCGACGCCTGAAGAACGATCACGGTGTGCGAGTCACCTTCAAGACCGCCCTCAGCCTTCTCGACCAGATGCACGACGCCGGGATCGTCGGCCCCGACCGTCGCTCCACCGGCCGCGAAGTGCTCATGGAGTCGGACGACGCAGCCAGCGCACTCCGTGCCATCCATGGGGCCAGCTGGTCCTCCGCGGCCTGACCCCGCACGGCTTAGCCCCGGCCTTCCTCGGCCGGGGCTTTCGTGTGCGGTACAGCCCGCCCGATCCACCGCGGCCCCGCCAACTGCGCCGGCTGCTGCACCACCCGGGCGCCCACGTCCGCGCACAGCCCGGCGAGGCCTTCCTCGCACTCCTGCCGTGTCTCACCCAGCACCACATAGCGAATCCCCACGCCAACAGTCTGACGCGGGGACCGGGGTGGTGCGGGGAGAACCGGGGAAGCTACGCCCGGTTGGCTGCCAGGGCCTGTGTATACCCCGGGTCATCGCTGTACGGCATGGCCAGTAGCTCAAGGGTGCGACGGACTCGGGCGTCCCGGCCGCAGGTTTCGATGCAGCTCGGTTCTCGGCCGAGCTCCTCGCGGTACATGTCGTTGAGTGCCTGGATGCGCTCTACATGATCCGCGTCGGCTTCGGTGACGAGCGGGCAATCCATGAACTGGTCCCCGGTGACGAGGTGGCGGCTGGTGACCGCCTGCTCCAGCAGCAGACGTTTGGCCTCCACCTCGCGGAGGACGCGGGCCGGGTCATGGCGGGCGATGTGGACGGCGTTGGCCGTGGCGCGGGATCCGTCCAGCTGCATCAACCCGCTCTCTGTTTTGACAGCGGCCAGGTCGTGACGGCCGAGGGTGCGAAGGGTCCATGACCCCGGGTCGGCGCGCTGCGCCGCCCGCTCGTCTTCGTCGAGGCGGGCGCGAATGAACTGCACCAGGTCGTCGGTCATGCGGACTCCTCGGCTCGGGGTACACCCAGGCGGAAGGCGCGGGTGTTCATCGCTACCCCCATGAATGACTGCACGACATTCCGTGTCGCGCCCTCAGGGGCGGGCGGAACCGGCTGGCCAGGCTCGAAGACGCCGACCACGACGACTCGGTAGGCGTCGGGCTCGGAGTAGACGTCGAGCACGACATCGATCCGATCCTGGGCGTCGGTCACTTGCTGCTCCCCGAGTCGGGCTGGGCGGGGGACTTTCGGTCGCTGAGTTCCGCGAGAAGCGACGGGTTGACGATCGTGATGATGGCTTCGATGTCCCGGTCGTCGGCAGCCGCCCACAGGACATCGCGTGCGGCCCGGTACTTCGCGGCGAGGCGGGCCCGCTTCTCGTCGGGGAGCTGTGCGGCCCGGTCGGGGCGGCTGTTGTGCGCGTTGTCCGAGATCTTCACGAGGGTGGCATCGCTGTTCGTCATGATGCGGCGGATCTTCTCTTCATAGGGCACACCCCGCTGGTTCGTCACAGCCTCCACGGCAGAGACGACGCGATCCGGGATGCCCTGTTCGCGCAGCTGCTCGGCCGTCCAGTCGGTGTCTTCGATGACATCGTGCAGCAGCCCGGCCATGACGAGTTCGTCACCGAACGATGCGAGTCCGGCGGCCACTGCGCGCACGTGCTCGATGTACGGCACGCCGATCTTGTCGACCTGGCCCGTGTGGGCTTCGGAGGCGAAAACGTCGACCTCGACAAGAGTCTTGCGGCGGATCATTCGGACACCACCTTCATGGTGCGCGCCTCGCGGGCCGACTCAATGACCTCACGATCGGGTCGAGCGGGCAGCTTGGCCCCAGGCTCGCGGATGTACCAGTCGATGAGCTCGCGGATTACGGCCGCGCGCTCCGTGTCCATGGCCTTGGCGCCGGCGTCGAAGTCGTACCAGGTGTCCCCGATGCGGATCTGGCGGGCGGGGGTCTTGGGTGCGTTCGGCGACATGCGCCGACCGTATCCGGGTGTAGCTACCTGCGTCATCTTCTGCTCCTTCTGGTGTAGCTACAGAATTTGGGCCGAACGGCTTGCGGTGTAGCTACACCCGAGTCTAAGGTGTAGCTACACCCCGAACAAGGGGTGGAGCCACCCGAGGGGGACCCAATGCGCATCACCGCCCAGCTCCGCCGCATCCACACCGCCGCCCGCCAGGTCAGCAAGGCCCTCGCGTACCGCACCCGCTCCGGCCTCATCGCAGCAGCCGTCGAGCAGGGCACGTTGATCCGCACCGGGGACCTCTTGGACCGGCTCGGCGCCGACGACCTCAAGGACGGGTTCAAGTCCTGGTACGGCCGGCACGTCAAGAAGGCCTACGTCGCCGCGAACGGCCGGCCCCCGGTCATGGTCTGGGCGCGTCACCGGACGACGGGCAAGTGGATTCACGTCGCCGCGTACAGCCCCTTCGACATCGCCCTGTACATCGGGCTCGCCACGTACAAGCAGACCGCGTTCCTCGCCCAGCCCGCCTTCTTCCAGGCCGCCTACACGGAGGCGGCCTAGACCAACTTCACGACGCAGAAGACCGGGCGCATGCTCGGCCGTACCTGCCCCGACGGCCCCGGTGGCCGTGACTGTGCCTGCTGCGGGCAGCCGCCCGGCCGGCAGCGGAAAACGGCCCGGCGACGGGCCAAGCGCAGCGAACGCCAGAACTGGAAGCGCACCGCACGCAACGACTGACCCCCTGACCGGTCTCCCGCCCCCAGGGAGACCCCCGGGCCGCGCCCTCACCCCCTTCGAGGGCGCGGCCCCACCAACCCGCCACCGTTCGTTGAGGAGCCTCCGTGAACCTGCCCGACCTCATCACCCCGATCGCGTCCGGCCCGGTCGTCTGGATCCTCTCCGAGGGCGAGATGCACGAGGGAGGCAACATCGTCGACGTCTACCTCGACCGGAACCTCGCCCGGGGAGCACTCACCGACAGGGCGCAGCGCCTGCACGACCGGTTCGAGATCAGCGACGTCCGCCAGGACGACGACGGCTCCGTTCACGTCGAGGGCGGGTGCGACTGGATCTCCCTTGTCCCGCACGTCGTCGTCACCGCCCCGGAACTCGACCACCAGCCCACCCTTTGAGGAGCCCGTCGTGACCGACCAGGACATTCGCGCCGCGGTCCGCGCCCTGCTCGCCGAACGCCGGGCCCGCACCTACGCCCGCACCCGGCTCGAAGCCTCCGCCCGCCGCACCGCCTGGAACATGACCCGCCGCACCACCGAGGAGAACTGACCATGACCAACACCCCGAAGTCCGCACAGACGAATGGCCGCGCCACGATCACCCCGCCGGTGTCCCCGTTCTGGACAGCAGCGGACTACGCGCACGAGACCGAGGTTCTCCGCAAGGAGGTCTGGCCTGCCGTGCAGAAGTTCCTCGCCGAGAACTGGCCCGGATTCAGTGCCGCATTCACGGCCGACGACATCGTGCTGTGCACGTACTGCCGCGCCGAGTTCGAAGCGCTGGGCGCCGTCGAAGCCCTGATCGCCTCGTGCCGCCAGGATGAGCACAGCGTCGAGGGGGAGCCGATGTGCTGCGCCAAGGCGGTTGACGCCTTCCGTGCCGAGCGTGGCATCCCGGCCGTGCAGTGGGGCGGTGCCGCATGAACACCCCGATGACCCCGGATCGCCTGGCGGAGATCCGGGAGGCCGCCCGCGTCTTTGGCGAGCACCCGGTCCTCGGCTTCGCCTGCTGCACCGCGCACGACGCGGCAGACGCGGTACCGGAGCTGCTGGCCGAGGTCGACCGGCTGCGGAAAGCACTGTCGGGCGCGGCGGACCAGGTTGCCGAGCGCGACGACGAGCTGGGCGGAGTCCACACGGAGCTGGACCGCCTCCGTCGAGAGAACCAGCACCACCAGAACAGCAAGGCGCGGTGGCGGAGTCGGGCGGAGAAGGCCGAAGCCCGGGTTGCCGAGCTGGAGGAGCTGAAGCCCGCCCGGTTCCAGGACTGTCAGAAGTGCGGCGCGGGGTACGAATACGGCCAGTCGTGCACGGTCTGCGCGTTCAAGGCGAGCATGACCGCCGAGCACGCCGAGGGCCTGGCCGGCTTGGACGCGATGCGTGCGGACCACCCCTCCCCGTGCCGAGTCCCCGACGGCCCCGACTGCACCTGTCAGGCCGAGGAGGGGCGCCGGTGATCCGCGAAAACCGGTTCCTCATCAGTCGCAAGCCGTTCGCCATCGACCTATCCACAGTCGCCGTCGACGTCACCCACCAGCACGACGCGTACTGGCTGGCCGGGCAGTGCAACGCCGTCTGGTTCCGACGCAAGAACGGAACCACCTACGCGTGCCTCGGCGCCCTGAACCTGTGGGCCCACTGGCTCAGGGATGAGCCGGACGTGTCCACCCCGCAGGCGATCCTTGGCAATCGCCTCGACAGCCGGTACGGAGGCGACCCCGACGGGCGGTGGGACGGCGAGCGTTATTGGGGGTCGCAGAAGCCGTTCGAACAGGCCCTGCACCTGACGCTCCTTGAACCGATGCTGGCGAACTTCCCCGCCATCCCGCCCGGCTATGACGGCTGGTGGACCTACCAGGGCGGGGACCGCCGATGACCGCCCGCATGCACGCACGCCGCGCAGCCCGCACCCCGAAGGAGACCTGACCGTGGCCGACGCCTGGCCGTTCGGATCCGACGCCAAGCAGGACGATCCGCTCACCGCCTTCCGTATCCCCGTCGTTACCAGCTTCAACCCCAGCTGGCGCTACGTCGCCGCCTACCTCGGCACCAGTGCCGACACCGGCAACACGTTCGACCCGCCATGGCCGTTCGCGAGCACGGAGCGTCCCACCGACACCGAAGCGCAAATGCTGGTCTCGTACCTCCAGGAGCACCGCCATTACTGGTTCGGCGGCTCTGGGTACGCCCGGCAGATGGACAAGCGGCCGCTCGACGTGGACGGCGGGTGGAACACCGTCGTGTTCATCAAGTACGGGCCGGATGACTGGGGCTACCGGCGCTGCTCCTGGACATACGGGCCGACGTTCGTTCCCGGGCCGCCAACCGCAAACTCCGAGCGCGAGGACGAGCCTCTGTCCCTGGTGCAGGTCATGGACCGCGTCCACACGGTCGTCGGTGACCCGATGAAGCACTGGACGGACTGGAAGGCCCAGCACCCTGACGTCTTTCCCGTAGCTTCCCAGAAGGAGACCTGACCATGCCCGACACCCTGAACGCCCAGGCCGTGGTAGGCCGCCGCGTCGAGTTCGCGTACTACCGCGACCAAGACACCTACCTCCCCGGCGTCATCACCGAGATCGCGGACGACCCGGCGAGCCTCCGGATCCGCCTCGACAGGGACAGGTACCCCGTGGCGTGCCGGCCGGACTACGAGTGGATCCGGTACCTCGACGACGTCGTCCCCGTCCCGGACCTCCCGATGGGCCGGTTCACCCCCACCGCCGCCGACTTCGACGGTCGCTACGCCAGCATCCCCGTCGTCCAGTTCGAGGAGGGCGAAATCGTCCTCCTGACAGCGGACAACATCAAGGCTGGTGAGGCCCTGGCCGAGTTCGCCGCGGACATGCAGATCGCCCCGGACTACGCGGACCCGGCGGACCTGGTGCTCCGGTGGGTGGTGTTCGAGTGGCAGCCCGAGGACGCCGAATGCCCGTGGCTCATGAGCTTCGCCGACGCGGACGCCGACCACGCCATCCACATCCACTACCTGCCCGCCTGACAAGGAGACCCCCATGTCGTACCCCCAGCTGCTCACCCCGGAAGAGAAGCTCGCGCAGGGCAAGGCCGGCCTCGGTATCCGTGACGTCGTCGTTCTCTGCGGCTCGATGCGGTTCGCCGCCGATATGGCGGAGGTCGCGATCGAGCAGTCCGTCATCGGGGCTCTCGTCCTCAAGCCCGACTGCAACATGAAGGAGCCGCACCCTTTGTGGGCTGACCCGGTCGAAGCGGAAGCGCTCAAGGCCCGGCTCGACGACCAGCACAAGCAGAAGATCCGCCTTGCAGACCGCGTCATCGTCGTCGGTGACTACATCGGCACGAGCACCCGCTCCGAGATCGCCTACGCCCGCGAACTCGGCAAGCCCATCCGGTACACGCACCCCGAGGTCGCACCGTGACCGCCCCCGCCGTGTTGGGCCCGTCGCCGGTGGATGGCGGGCCCATCCAGCCCTCGCCGTGGGAGGAGACCCCCGCCGAAGCCGCAGCCGCCGATGACCGGTACTGGGACGCCCGATACGACAACGACGACGAGGACTGACCATGACCCGGCCACTGACCGCGAAAGCAGCCCGCGCCCTCATCAACGCCGCCGAACTCGTCAAAGCCCCCACCTGGCCGGACAGCCGCACCTGGCACGTCACATCCGGCGGGCAGACCCTCATCATCGTCGAACCGTCCTACGGCGGGACCAGCCGCACCGGGCGCAACGGATGGAACTGGCGGTTGGCGGGCGGCACCCCCACCCAACGCCGGCCCGAACCCACCCGCGAGAAGGCAGCGGCCCAAGGCCTCGCCGCATGGCAACGATGGGTCACCGCCCCGGGACGCCCGTGACCACCCAGCCCGACTCGGGCCCGCCCCATCCAGGGCGGGCCTTTGCCGTGCCCGCCAGTTGTCATCACCCTCAGCGACAATTGACGCAGCACCCGCACCTCTGTACCGCCGCACCGAGGAGCCCACCATGCACGACCACACCGCAGACCTCACCCAGTACGAATGGCCGACCTGCACCGCCTGCCGCAAGCCGTTGTGGGAGAACGAGTACGAGCGGCAGATCTGCCGGCCGTGCGAGGACAAGACGCGGGTGCGGCTCCAGGAGTTGCCCGGCCTGTTCGCCCAGCTCGACACCACCGCGGCGTTGATGCGCGGTGCCAGCGGGGGAGGAGCACCGACATCCGGCAGCAAGACGCCGCCGATCCCGCCTCGGCTCGAAGTCCTCAACCTCGTCGCAGCCGGCGGCATGGCGACCCGACTGCGGGACATTGAGGACGCGTGGCGGAACCGGCTCGGCTGGACCGTCGCCCCGTGGCGCGGGAGCCCCCGCCAAGCCGTGCCCGAGCACGTGAGGTTCCTCCTCAACAACCTGCCGTGGGCGGCCGACGCCTACGACTCCGTCGCCCAGGACGTCGAGGACATCCGCCGACTCCACGCCGAATGCGCGGCCGCGGTCGCCAACGAACGGAAGCCCGGCCGGGTCAAGACTGGGCTCTGCCCCGTCCGTGTTGACGGCCAGTTGTGCCGGGCCCAGCTCACCGCCGTCGCCACCAACCACCGCATCAGGTGCGGAACGTGCGGCACCGAATGGGGTGACCTCGGAGCATGGCGGGAACTCCGACAGCAGCAGGACGCTGTGCTCGCCGAAGCAGCAGGGGTCGCGGCATGACACCCGCGAGAGAGAATAACGACATGGACGCCACCGGCATGCTGCACCTACTCAAAGCCGAGCCCACCCTGCTCCCACCCGCGCCAGTCGACGTTGACGGTAGCGACATCGACGCACGCCGCGACGAACCCCACATCTGCCTCAGTTGCGGCAAGTCGGCAGACACGGCTCTCCTCGCAGAGATCGCGGCGCACGACAAGCGGTGGATTGACCTCTGCTTCGGCTGCTTCAACGCCGTGCGCGTGGCGAACCAATGACCGACCTGGTCCAGTTCCTCCGCGACCGGTACGCGGAGCGGCGGGCCATCGCCGAAGCCGCAGCCCCCTGGCCGTGGAAGGTCAACCCGGACGATGCTGAAGAAGTCCTCGCCCACGACGGCATCCTCGTCGCCGACGTCTTCGCCCTCAGCAGCAACCAGACCCGGAACACCGCCACGTTCATCGCCGCCAACGACCCGGCCGACGTCATCGCCGACCTCGGCGTCAAGCTCGCCATCGTCGAGGAGCACAGTCCCGGGGGCCGCTACTGGCCCGGCAGCCCACGGCAGTACTGCAAGACCTGCGGCAGCGGCGAGCCGAACGAATACCCCACGGACTGGCCCTGTCGAACGCTCCGCATCCTTGCGCGATCGTTCATCAACCACCCCGACCACAAAGGCGAGGAGTGGGCGCCGTGAGCAACGAGAGCACGCTTGAGCACCTGAATTTGATCGTCTACGTGGACCTCGGACTGTGTGGATGCGGCAACCCCGACGACGCCTACAACCTCGTCCGAGACCTGCTCGCGCTCTGCCCCCTCTACGAAGACCAGCGCTGGCACCAAGCCGAAACCCTCACCGGCGGTGGCGCCGTCCACCACATCGTCATGTCGACACTCGACACCGCGGGCCTCATCGAGCACGGCTCCACCATCAACGGATCCTGGCTCACTCCGAAAGGCGCATGGTTCCTCAACGCCGCCCGCATCGTGCCGTTCGGCGACATCGACGATGCCGGGCTGCCGCACGACGGCGACACCTGCACTGAGGAATGCTGGGCCGAATCCGTACTGACCTAGACCGACGCGGCTCACTCCGCTTGCCGGTCGACACCCCAGACCGCGTGTCTCGCTTGACGGAAGCGGGCCCGAGCTGTAAACCTGTTCTTGATCGTGGCACACATGTCACACCACGCTTCCGAAGCCCCCACCGTGAACGCACCGGTGGGGGCTGTCGCGTACCTGCGGGAGGTTGCCATGGTTGCCTACGCCAACCCCGACCCCCTCGACATCCACTTCGCACGGCTCCAAGGAGACGAACAGCTCGCCACCCTCTGGGAGGCGGCCCGAGCGGTCGGCGTGAAGCCCGGCACCATCCGCGTCTGGGTATCCCGAGGCAAGATCGAGCCCGTACTCGACGGCGAGGCTGGCACATATTTCCACCTCCCCACCGTCGAACGGGCAGCAGCGGGCGGTGCCAAGTACAAGCCCGCCGACCCGGCAGCGAACAGTCGCGGTCCGCACGTCCATGCCGCATAACCCATGAACCCCTGCGCTGGTGGGCGCAGGTAGGGCCTCGATGCGCCACGCGCTCGGCCCACTCTGTCCGCCCGGTCGAGGGTCCGGGCGGACACAGACTCGGGGACCCGCTCCGGCCCCGACACGTCCCGCCGCCGGTCAACCCCCGTCCGGCGGCGGGACACACCACCCCATGAACGAGGACGCCGCCGGCAGGCGAAGGCTGTCGCCCATAGCTGGCCAGCACCGGTTCGAATCCGGAACGGCGGCGTTTCTTGAAACCGCGGCAGGAGGTGCGTTATGGCGCTGCCCGACGACCTCCCTACCGTCACCCTCACCGGCACCTACACCCACCCCGACGGATCTCCCATGAAGGGGTCCGTCAGCATCACCCCCGTACCCGGCAAGGTCGTCTCCGCTGACACCGGCTACACCGTGCAGGGCCGGGCGAAGGCCAAGTTCGACGCCAACGGTGCAGTCAGCCTCACCGTCCTCGCGACCGACGCCCCCGGCATCAACCCCACCGGGTTCACCTACCGCGTCGTCATTGCATTTCCCGACGCCGCGGGCGATGACTTCTACACCGAACTCCCCGCCAGCGCGCCGGCAGTGAAGCTCCCCGCGATCACCCCCGCCTCCTCCAACGAAGGCGACTACATCATCATCACCGGGCCCGAAGGCCCACCAGGAGTCGACGGGGAGCCCGGACCGCAAGGCGACCCCGGCCCCGCCGGCCCCGCCGGTGCCGACGGTGCCGACGGATCCAACGCGGATGCCGAGCAGTACACCGACAACGCCATCACCGCAGAAGTCGCACGCTCGAACACCGCATACGACCCCGCCGGCTCCGCAACCACCGCCCGTGTCGCAGCCATCAACGCCGCAGCTACAGACGCCACAGCCAAAGCCAACAACGCCCAAACCGCAGCGATCAGCGCAGCCGCGACCGACGCCACAGCGAAAGCCGCCGGCGCCCAAAGCGCCGCCATCAGCGCCGCGGCCACCGACGCGACCAACAAGGCTGATGCCGCTCGCACGGCCGCGATTGGCACGGCCTCATCCGACGCCTCGACCAAGGCGGCGACAGCACAGACCGCGGCCACCAGCGCAGCAGCAGCATCCGCAGCAGCCCTCTACCTCCCCAAGGCGCTGCTCACCGTAGACGCATTCATGGCCCAGCCCGGCACGAAAATCTTCGGTCACCGCGGGGCCGGCATGGTCGCCCCGGAACACACCGAGGCCGCCTACGACTACGCCGTCGCCCACGGCATCCAGGCCTTCGAGATCTCCGTGAACGTCGACTCAGAGGGGCAACTGTGGTGCATCCATGACACCACGCTCGACCGCACGACGTACAGCGCCGGCGCCCTGAACACGTACCCGTCGACCGGGCTCGCCAACAAGGTGTTGACGAACGGACGGGTCATGCTCGGGCAGGGCTGGACGGACCAGCCGCTCGTACCGCTCCGCAAGATCCTCGACAAGTACCTCGGCCGCGGCGTCGTCCTGTTCCTGGAGCCGAAGGGCAACGACTCCGTCGTCCCCCTCCAGAACCTGCTGGCCACGTCGTATCCACAGGCCAACCAGTCCGTGATCTGGAAGGCCCACGTTGGGACGTCGTTCACCTGGCCGAAGGCGAACGGGTTCCGCACCTGGTGCTATCTCGACGACGCCACCACTGACGCCACGATCAACGGAAAGGACGCCCAAGTCGACTACTGGGGCGTTCAGACCACGATGCCTTCCGCGCGCCGACAGCAGATCGTTGCCCGCGGGAAGCCCGTCTTCTCGTGGCCTGCCTACCGGCGCTCGCAGCGTGCAGCGCTGGAGGCTGACGGAGTCGTCGGGCTGATGTCCAGCGACCCCGTGTACGTCCGAGACGCCACCGCGAAGGCCACCGCGAGCCGCTGGGACCTCCAGATCAAGGATTCCGGCGGCACCCCGATGACGGACTACGACAGCTCGTCATCCCTCAAATTCGAGGATGGCGCCAACCTCGGCTGGGTGTCGATCAACCGATCCAAGGGCACCTACGGGCTCGGCCGCTACTGCCCCATCGTCCCCGGGGCCGGCGGGTATCGCATCAGCTTCGACATGAAGTACGACGCCCTCAGCGCCAGCGACCTCACCCTTCACGGCGGGATCTACCTCGGCAAAGCGTCCGACGACGTGTACGAATTCTCGACCCTGAACGCCAGCAACGGCTACCACTGGCTGATCCGGCAGAACGGGTTCATGCGGTTCTCCCGCCACTTGAGCACACAGACCGGCGGCATCACGATCGGCGCTGACGTCCAGACCGATGCGCCCGTCGCCGGCCAGTCCATGTCGTTCCAGATCGACATCACCCCGACCACGGTGGAGTCCCGGCGCCTCGGTAACCCCCTCTGGACCACCGGGGTCGTCGCCGACGTCACCAACCGTGGCGCCTACTTCGGGCTGTCGAACGGCAGCATCACCGACGTGGCTGTCCGCCCGTTCTGGCGGAACCTCGTCATCACCCAGCTGTAGAAGGGCCCGCGCCATGGCCGACGACCTGCTCGTCATCATCCCGACCCGCGGCCGACCCCAGGCTGTGACCGCGCTGGTGGAGGCATGGACTGACACCGGGGCAACCGCAGACCTGCTGTTCGCCGTCGACACCGACGATCCGGAGCTCGCCGGGTACAAGGCGGAAGCGGCGAAGCTGAAGGGCGACGGCCGGTTCCGGTTCGTGTACGGCAAGCGGCTCCGGCTCTGCGGCACGCTGAACCAGCAGGCGGTCAAGGCGTCGAAGCGGCACCGGTACCTCGCCTTCATGGGTGACGACCACCGGCCCCGACCGGCGGCCATGCCGTGGGACGCCCGGATCCGGGAGTGCCTGTCCGGCGGGCCCGGCATCGTCTACGGCAACGACCTTCTGCAGGGCGAGGTCATGGCCACTGCCGTGGCCATGACTTCCGACATCGTCGACACGCTCGGCTACATGGCGCCCCCGGCGCTGGTCCACCTCTGCCTCGACCTCTGCTGGCTCGACTGGGGGCAGGGCATGGGGCGGATCACGTACCTCGACGACATGGTCATCGAGCACCTGCATCCCGCGAACGGCAAGGCGGAGCTCGACGCCGGGTACGAAGAGGTCAACTCCGACGCCATGGTGTCCGCCGACTCGGCCGCCTACTACGACTACCGGGACAACGGCGGACTCGAAGCCGACCTGGCCAAGCTCCGGAAGCTCGTCGAGGAGGCACCGTGATCCTCAACCTGACACCACACCCCATCCGTCTCTACTGGAACGAACGCGAAGACGGCAGCGACGACCTCGACGCGCACCTCATGAAGGTCTACGAGCCCGAACCCACCCCGGCCCGGCTCGCCACCAACGAAGTGAGCAGCGGCATGTGGCCCGTGCTGGTCGAGTTCGGGCACGCCCAGAACCTGCCGCCGAAGCGGGACGGCTACCAGTACATCGTGTCCCTCGTCGTCGCCCTCGCCCTGGCCGACCGGCGCAGTGACCTCCTTGTCCCGTACCGCGAGGTCCGCAACAGCAGCGGCACCATCATCGGCTGCCGATCCTTCGCCCAACCCGTCTGAGGAGGCACAGCATGTCCGCCGACGACGTCATCAAGGCGTGGGACCAGGCCGACCCCACCGCGATCCACCCCCTGCGGCAGGTCTCCGAGGACGCCTACTGGGACTCCGGCCGGGCGCAGGCCGACATGCTCGCCACCGTCATCCCCGACGGGGTGAAGGTCATGGACTTCGGCGCCGGTGACGGACGTGTCGCCATCCCGCTCGCCGCTCTGGGCTACGAGGTGACCGCCGTCGACTCCTCCCAGAACATGCTTGACCGGCTGACAGAGCGCGCCCCCGACCTCACCACCGTCCAGGCCGACGCCGACGGCATCGCCGGGCACCTCGGCCGCCGCCGCATGGACGCCGTCTACAGCCTCGCCGTCCTCATCCACCACAGTCACCAGGACTGCCTACACATCATCGGCAAGCTTCGGGCCGCCACCAAGCTCGGCGGGATCCTCGTCCTCGACTGGCCCCTCTCCGACACGCCGGCCGAAGCAGACAGCTGGATCGGCGTCACCACCTGGTCCCCGCAACAGCAGAGCGAAGCGTGCACCGAGCTCGGGCTCGAACCCGTCGAGTCCGACCTGCCGTGGGGCGTCTACCGGGCAGTGAAGGTGGACAGCTGATGCACGTCCTGCTCACCGGCCACAAAGGCTTCATCGGCCGCCACCTGCACCAGGCCCTCGAAGCCTGCGGCCATGACGTCCTCGGTGTCGACTACGAACGCCGCCACTCCGACGCCCTCGACTTCTTCCGCTACGACAACGGCGGCTACGACCTCGCGATCCACTGCGCGGCCATCGTCGGCGGCCGTGCCAGCATCGACGGCAGCCCCCTCGGCGTTGCTACGAACCTCGCGCTGGACGCCTGGTACTTCCGGTGGCTCATACGCACCGGTACCCCGCGCGCCGTGTACTTCAGTAGCAGCGCGGCGTACCCCGTCGACCTGCAACAGCCCGGTGACATCCACCGCCTCGCCGAGGACGACATCGACCTCGACCTCATCAGCCGGCCCGACAACACCTACGGCATCGCCAAAGTCGTCGGCGAACAGCTCGCCAAGGTCGCCGAAGCCGAAGGGTGCCGCGTCCACGTGCTCAGGCCATTCAGTGGCTACGGCGAGGATCAGGACGACTGCTACCCGTTCCCGGCGTTCATCGCCCGGGCCAAGCGCCGCGACGACCCGTTCGAAGTCTGGGGCGACGGCCGCAGCACGCGGGACTGGATCCATGTCGACGACGTCGTCGGCGCCACCCTTGCCGCCGTCGACCAAGACGTCACAGGCCCGGTCAACCTCGGCTGGGGTCGCGCCACCAGCTTCGACCAGCTCGCCGGATACGTCACCTCCGCAGCCGGCTACACGCCCCGGATCAAGCACCTGCCAGCCGCACTCCAAGGCGTCCACCACCGGGTGTGCGACCCGACGCGAATGCTCGGCTACTACCAACCTGCGGTGACCTTGGAAGAGGGCATCCGGCGGGCACTCGACGACTGACGGAGGACCGCGCCATGACTCGGTACTCCGCCACGATGCGCATACGGCCCCCAGGATTGATCGAGTGCCTCTGGTACTGGCGTCTCGGGATCCACCCACCGCTGTCCGTCGGCACCACCCGCGACCTGTCGAGCGAGAAATGGGTGCGGCTCCTCCCTCAACGGTGGGCCCGCATCCACCGCGACTACGCCGGGAAGCACGGCTTCTTCTGGCTGCCCTGTCTCCTCTGCACCTGCTATTACGGCGGGCACCAGTTCGGCGGCAGCATCCCCGACCCCGAGTACGGGCCCGGCTCCGGCCGCAGCGTCGGCATCTGCCCCCGCTGCACACGGGCCGGACGGAACGTCGAACTGCCCGGGGAGGATCTGACATGACCGGCCGGATCTTCCGCTACGAGGTTCCCGTTGACGACCGCTGGCACGAGATCACCGGGTGCAGCACCCCACTGCACGTCGACTGCCGGGACCCACGCGTCGTTGAGTTCTGGGCCTGGAGCCGTGACGACCTCCCCGCCCGCCACTACCGCGTGTACGGCACCGGACACCCCATCCCAGACGACACCTGCTACCGGGGCACGGTCATCGCGCCCGGCGGACAACTTGTCTGGCACCTCATTGAACAGCCGTAACTCACCACCAGGAGCCCGCGCCATGGCCCGATACCGCAAGAAGCCAGTCGAGATCGAAGCGATGCTTCTTCCCGCTGACGCCACCCCCACCCAGGGCATGGAGGTCTACCAGTGGGTCGAGAATTACATCGGATCCACCCAACCCGCCGGTGACGGCCCCGGATACAGCCCGGTCGCCGCCGGGGTCACGATCGACCCGGCTGACGGGCTCATCGTCATCCGCACCCTCGAAGGCGACATGAAGGTCAGCCTCGGCGACTACGTCATCCGCGGCGTTCAGGGCGAGTTCTACCCCTGCAAGCCCGACATCTTCGCCGCCACCTACGAAGCGGTGACCGGCTGATGGCCCGCCTGCAGATCCTCGAACTCCCCGAAGGCAGCGGAGACGACCGGCCGCCATTCGTCCTCGTCGTCGATGAGTGCATGCCCCAGCGCATCGTGGTCGGCCTCGACTCGTCATGGCAGGATCACTGGCAGCAGCTCGCCGACAAGATCGGTGCCCGAGGCGTCCTCGTCTTCGACGACACCATCGACATCCCCGCCAACGAGATCACCCTCACTCACGTCCAGGAAGCCGCAGACGGCAATGTCGTCCGGCTCCGCGTCGAACCCGACCTCACCGGCTTCACGGACACGGTCATGGCCGAAGCGGTCTCCGCGCAGACCAAGGTGGTGGAAGCGGTCGGACAGAACCAGGGCGACCGTAAGGCCGCCCTCACCGACGCACTCGGCATGGACCGGCTCCGCGACTGGGACGACATCCGGAACGCGGTCGCCGGTATCCGGCGCGACTGCGACGACAAGGCTGAAGCCATCGAGCGCGTCCGCCGACTACACCAGCCGGTCGAGCACCGCGGCAAGACGATCTGCTGGGAATGCTCCGACTACGACTTCCCCGGGCAGACGACCGATAGCGCGCCCGTCGCCTACGAACAGTGCGGCACCCTCCGCGCGCTCAACGGCAACACCGAACGCAGCCCCGAGGAGTAGCCATGAGCGGAGGCTGGACAGGGTCCGACCGGCGCAGCCGGCTGCCCTCTGGGTGGTCGAAGATCCGAGCTCGGATTCTCGAACGGGACAGGATTTGCGTCCTGTGCGGCGTGAGGCCCAGCGCCTTCTGCGACCACATCATCGCCAAGGCTGACCTGAATGAGGACTCGGATCTTCAAGGCGTGTGTGGACCATGCCATGACCAGAAGAGTGCACGTGAAGGTGCAGCCGCCGCCAAAGCGAAAGGCCGGCCCGGACGAACACGGCCACCCGAACAACACCCTGGACTGAGGTGACCTCATGCGCATGTCTCTTCTCGTGTTCACGGACGAGGGGCGCGAGCTCTCCGAGAGCGCTGCCCTCGTTGCGGCGCTCAGGCATAGCGTGAGCAACGGACTCGTCCTGGCGAAGGAACCGAAACTTTCAATCAGCCTGGTCACTACCTTCTGCGGCGAGGGGGACGAAGAAGACATCCCCGAAGGCCTGGCTGCTCTCGATCCGTGGGCAGTGGAATACGCCTTCACGCGCCAGCCCGTGAAGCTGTGGTGACTGTGCCCGCCTACCTCATCCGCCGCCCCGGCAAGCCCATCGACGACATCCTCATCGCCGACCCACACCTCACCCTCGGCTTCACCAACGGCTGGGCCACCCTCAAAGACGCCAACGGGATCTGCTTCGCCATACCCGCCCACGCCGGCGCCCACATCGAACGAGTCGACGACATCGAGGCAGACGACATCGAGGAGCCCGCGCCAACGAAGGAGTGATCCAACGTGGCAAGCCGCGCCAAGTTCAACCGCCGCATCGTCCGCGAAGGCCGCCGCTATTGGAGCGACCGACCCACCAGCGGCGGCAAAGCAGCCGGCGTCGGCTACTCCCTCCGCTCCGGCTCGTTCACCCGCTGCGTGAGCCGCGTGCAACGCTTCATGGGACCGCGAGCGCGCGGATACTGCGCGCTTCGCTTCCACGAAGCCACAGGAAAGTGGCCAGGATCGAAGGCCAACCGCGGATCCAAACGGAAGCGCTGACCCGCGCCCCAACCCAAGACACCCGCAGGTAGCTCCTGCGGGAAGGAAGGCCCGATGTCTCCAGGCATCGGGCCTTCCGCATGCCTGGAGACAGAATGAGACCCGCGCACATCCTCTGTGCCCACTGCGGCAACCAGAGCGCCATCGCCCCCACTGGCCCTGTACCGACGTACTGCTCGGCCGCCTGCCGAAGATCCGCTAGTCACAGACGAATGCGGCAAGACGGTCGGTACGAGGAAGCTCTGGCGCGCGAACGGCAGAGCACGGTACGAAGGCGGACAAGCGGCGCGCGTCCCTGCCCGTACTGCCAAACTCCGATGACGCATCCCCGCCGTAAACAATGTGGATCCTCGGAGTGCAAGCGAGCGTTCAACGCAGAGCGAATGCGCGACTATCAACGGCAGTACAAGGAGAAGCACGGGTACTACCAGACCCGGCTGTACGACCGGCCGCGGACAAAGGCGTACCCGATCGCCTGCGCTCACTGCGGTATAGAAGCCGTAGTCACCAAGACCACCGCCCTGTACTGCTCGCACCAATGCTTCTACGACTCCCGGTACGGCTTGGGCCGGCCGCAAGAAAGCTACGTCGGAATGACAAAATCCGACCACCTAGCTCGGGAGCGCAAGAAGACCCGCCGACGCAGAGCGCAACGCGTGTTGGAGCGGGCGGCGGCCGGCGTGAAGGGCGCAGGGGTATGGAGCTCCGGGCGGTGCGGGCGATGCGGTGAGCACTTCACGCGGCACAGCACCGGCGAGCCAACAGGGTATTGCTCGCGTCGATGCAGGGTTCGATCAGCAGCATCACTTCGGCGGGCACTTCAAGCAGGGGCCCAGGGGCGAGCAGTTGCCCGCTGGCAGATCTTCGAGCGGGATCGCTGGACCTGTCACATCTGCGGCGATCCGGTAGACCGCGACGCCCAGGTTCCCGATCTTGCCGCACCCACGCTTGACCATGTCACCCCCATCGCGCGAGGCGGATCCCACACCGAGGACAACCTCAAGACAGCTCACTTCTACTGCAACAGCGTCAAGCGAGACCTGGTCGACGGGTGGTCCGCAGTCGCATAGGGGTAGCAGTCGGCGGACCCAGGGCTGCGGCCGGCAGGTCGGCGGGTGAGCCGCATCGGTGGTTGCGCCGTTGCGGCTGGCGATGGTCATCGACGTTGCGTGACCAACACTCGAAGATCACCGAATCGAGATCGAGACGAAGGTCGATTCGATGACCGATCGAACACCTGGCTGGACAAGTGATGATCTCGCTCGCGCCTGTCGGGGACTCGGCCGGCGAGGTCGAACTGATCAAGCCTCTGACCTGGGGATATGCCCCTGACCTGGAGTTATGCCCATCGGGGACGTATACGCGCTAAGGATTCCTACGGGCCTGGGGAATTTGGATCATGAGTGGGGGTGGTCGCCGTGGCCGGTCAAGGTCCCGCCCCGAAGGACCCCTCGCGGCGGGCTCGTCAGAACAAGGACCCTCAGGCTCAGACGGTTCTCCGCTTCGAGCAGGCCGAGCCTCCTGACTTGCCGACGTTGTCGGTGATGAAGGACGGTGACCTGATCGAGTACGCCTGGCCGGCGCGCACCCTGGACTGGTGGGAGATGTGGAAGGCCTCTCCGCAGGCAGAGCACTTCTCCTCGACAGACTGGGACTTCCTCCTCGACACGGCCGTGGTGCATGCCCGTCTGTGGTCCGGCGAGATGTCCGCGGCGGGCGAGCTGCGGCTCCGGGTCGCGAAGTTCGGTGCGACTCCTGAGGACCGGGCGCGGCTGCGGATGCAGTTCGCCCAGGCGGACGAGGCGGACAGTAAACGGCCAGAGGGGGCGGGCTCGGCGCGGCAACGGCGCGGAGTGCTCCGCGCTCTGCCGGACCCGAAGGCGGAGGGGGCGTAGTGCCCTGGATGCCGCCGGAGCCGGGCGCGGTGCCGACCCTCGGCTACGAGGTTATCGACTGGATTTCGGAGATGCTGGCCGCCCCGGACCGCGGGGACTACGAGCCCTTCCTGCTGTACCCGGAGCAGGAGGATTTCGTCCTCCGCTACTACGAGTTGAATCCGCAGACAGGGAAGCGGCGCTTCAGGCGCGGCGTTATCAGTCGGCCGCGCGGCTGGGGGAAGTCGCCCTTCCTGGCAGCCTTGGCGATCGTTGAGGCTCTCGGCCCGGTGGTCCCGGATGGTTGGGACGCGGAGGGGCAGCCGGTCGGTAAGCCGTGGTCGGAGGTTCGTACCCCGCTGGTGCAGATTGCGGCGGTGTCGGAGACGCAGACCAAGAACACGTGGACGCCGCTGCTGGAGATGCTGCAGGGCCCTGTGCTTGACGAGTACCCGGGCCTTGAGCCACTGGACACCTTCGTGAACCTGCCGCGCGGTCGCATCGAGCCGATCACCTCGTCGGCACGAACGGTGAAGGGCAACAAGCCCGTCTTCGCCGTGCTGGACCAGACAGAGGAATGGGTTCGCTCGAACCGCGGGAACCGGCTTGCTGAAACGATGCGGATCAACGCCGCGAAGGTGGGCGGCACGACGATCGAGTCGCCGAACGCCTTCATCCCGGGCGAGGGCAGCGTGGCTGAGGAGTCGGCAGCCTTCTGGGCGAAGATCCGTGAGGGGCGGGCCAAGGACGACGGCCTCTTCTACGACCACCGTGAGGCTCCTCCCGAGACCGACATGACCGACCGGCAGTCCCTTACGGCCGGGCTCGCCTACACCTACGGGGACTCTGCGGATCGCAATGGCGGGCATGTCGACCTGGACACGATCGTTGCGACGATCTGGGATCCGAGTACCGACCCGCAGACCGCTCGCGCAGACTTCCTGAACCAGATCACCCACGCCTCTGACTCGTGGATCTCCCAGCCTGAATGGGCGGGTGTGGCTGCGGCTGACAAGGTCGTAGGGCGCGGCGAGGAGATCGTGATCGGCTTCGACGGGTCACGGCGCCGCAATCGTGGCGTCACGGACGCGACGGCCCTGGTCGGCTGCCGGGTCTCGGACGGTCACCTGTTCCTGCTGGGCTGCTGGGAGCAGCCGGACGGGCCCTTCGGCCAGGACTGGCAGGTGCCCACAGTGGAGGTGCTTGCCACGGTGGAGGACGCGTTCCGGGAGTACAAGGTGGTGGGTATGTACGCCGACCCGGCCCGTTGGGAGTCGCATGTGGCGAAGTGGGAGGCTGATCACGGCCGCCGGCTGAAGCTCAAGGCGTCGACCCAGCACCCCATCGAGTGGTGGATGACTGGTGGCCGCTCCGGCCACATCGTGCGCGCTCTGGAGAAGTTCCGTTCCAGCGTCGTAGATGGCGAGCTCACCCATGACGGGTCGAGCGTCATGACGAGGCACATCCTCAATGCGCGGCGCCGCGAGTCGCGTAGCGGAATCCAGATCATGAAGGAACACCCGGACAGCTCGAAGAAGATCGACGTCGCCATTGCCGCAGTGCTCGCCTGGCAGGCCCGAGTCGACGCCATGGCCAAGGGTCTCGGCAAGAAGAAGACCGGCAAGTCGGGACGGGTGGTGGTACTGCGATGACCATTTCCATTCCTGAGCTGCCGCTGGTGAACCTTTCCGATGACGAGCACGCCCTGATCCAGATGTTGCGCGGCGACATGCTGCGGGACCGCTGGAGCCTGCTGTTGCGGGATGCGTACTTCAACGGCGAGCAGCTGGTCCGGGACCTGGGCATTTCGATCCCTCCGCAGCTCAGGGGTTTGCACACGATCATCGGTTGGCCGCGGGTCGGCGTTGAGTCGCTGGAGGAGCGGATTGACCTGGAGGCGGTCCGGTGGGCGGACGGGGCGGACAGTGCGGAGCTGGACGAGATCGTCGAGGCGAACGAACTGATCGAGGAGTCGAGCCTGGCCCACACGGATGCGCTGATCTACGGCCGCGAGTATCTTGCGGTCGGATCGGGTGACTGCGGGGAGGACTGCCCGCCGTTGATCACGGTGGAATCGCCGCTGGACATGACGCTGATGTGGGACGCCCGTCTGCGGATGGGCACCGCCGCCCTGAGGGAGTGCGCCGCGGACTCGTACATCGAGTCGGGCCCTGAGGAGCGGATGCTGGTCCTGTACACCCCCGATCAGACCATTACTTGCCTGCCTTCCCCGTCGGGTGGCTGGGAGGTCATTGAGCGGGACATGCACCGGCTCGGTGTGGTTCCGGTCGTGCGGATGGCGAATCGGCAGCGGACCGCGGACCGGGTTGGTCGGTCGGAGATCACGCCGGAGGTCATGTCGATTACGGATGCGGCGTGCCGGCGTCTGATGGGTATTGAGGTGGCCGCCGAGTTCTTCGGGGCGCCGCAGCGCTACCTGCTGGGTGTGAGCGAGTCGGCGTTCCAGGACGCTGACGGGACGGCGAAGTCGGCGTGGGAGACGTATATCGGCCGCATGCTCGCTTTGGAGCGGGATGAGGACGGCAACGTTCCGACGGTGGGCCAGTTTTCGGCGCATGATCCGACTGGCATGACGAAGATCATCGACTTGTATGCGCGGATCATGTCGGCCCAGTTCGGTCTGCCGCCGCACATGCTCGGCTACACCACGGACAATCCGGCGTCTGCTGATGCGATCCGGTCGACCGAGGCGAAGCTCGTGAAGCGCTCCGAGCGGAGGATTCGCCGGTTCGGGTCTGCGTGGCAGCAGGCGATGCGCCTGGCCCTGTGGATCCGCGATGGGGAGCCGCCGGAGAAGACTCGCCGTATTGAGACGGTGTTCCGTAATCCGGCGACTCCGACGGTGGCTGCTCAGGCGGACGCTACGGTCAAGCTGGTCCAAGCGGGCATTGTCCCTGCGGACTCTGACGTCGCACTGGAGATGGCTGGGCTCAGCGAGAACCAGCGGCAGCGTGTCCGTGCCGATCGGAGGCGTACTAGCGCCGCGGCTACTGGCGGCGGTCTGCTGGACCGACTGGCCGCTATGGGGGATGCGCCAACTGCTGGGCTTCCGGGTGTGGTGGAGGTCGACGGTGGCGGCGACGGTCTCTGACGGTGGTGGTGACGCCGACCGGTTGCGGGCGGCGCAACGCGGTTTGTCGAGGCTGCTGGTGAGAGATGTTCGCCGTCTGAGGCGGTTGATCATTCCGTCGCAGCTGCCGACTTCGATGCCGGACTGGTTCACGGCGATGCAGGAGGTCGTCGACCAGTACGCCCGCACCTCGGCCGCGCTGGGGGCCGAGTTCTACGACGCCCAGCGGACCGCGGCGGGGGTACTGGATTCGTTCACGGTTCCGGTGCTGGATCCGCCGCCGGCTGAGCAGACCGAGTCGTCGCTTCGGTGGGCCACCAAGGATGTCTGGGAGAGAGACCCAGACGACCCACGGACTACTGAGGCGCAGCGCCAGCCGCTTGATGTGCGGTTGGAGCAGGCCGAGAAGAAGGCCGAGGCGGTCGCGCAGAAGCTTGTGGCTGATACGGGCCGCGGCACTGTCCAGGAGGCGGTGCGGCAGGACCGTCAGGCCACGGCGTGGGCGCGGGCTGCGGCACTCGGGGCGTGCGCGTTCTGCAAGATGCTCGCCGTAAGAGGCGCCGTGTACAAGCAGGACACGGCGGACTTCCAAGCACATGACGGCTGCCACTGCGGCGTGCTTCCGATCTTCCGCGGGCAGCGTTTCGAGCTGTCCGACAAGGCGAAGGTGTGGGAGCGGCTGTACCGCGAGTATGCGGCCCCCTACTCCGGCGATCAGCTGAGGCGTTTCCGTCTCGCTCTCGCTGAGCACGGCTGAGCGCCGGGCTCTCTGAACTTTCTGACCCATGGCTGCCCTGGTGGCGGCCTTTCTCATTTCCACAGCCCCTGGAGGGCCGATTCGTCATGCCTGAGAACAACGAGAGCACCGAGCAGCAGTCCGAGGCCGGCACTGAGGAGGTCGTCGACGAGACGACCGCCGAGGAGACGGATGGCGCCGAGTCGCCGGAGGACGCCCAGGAGGCGGACGCCGGCGGCGAGGAGAAGCCGTTCGACCGGAAGCAGGCCGAAGCGAAGATCCGCAAGGCCAACTCGGAATCCAAGAACCTTCGCGAACGCCTCAAGAAGGCCGAGGCGGCCCAGGTCGAACTCCAGGCCATCAAGGACGCGGAGAAGACGGACACCGAGCGTCTCGCGGACAAGCTCGCGGCTGCGGAGGAACGGATCGCGGCGACCCGGAAGCGCCTGGTGAAGTCCCAGGTGCAGGCGCTGGCCGGTGCCGGGTTCGCGGACCCGGAGGATGCGGTCGGTGCGTTGGATCTCGACTCGTACATCGACGGCGATGGCGACATCGACGAGGCGGCCATTGAGGCCGACCTTCAGGCGCTGTTGGAGCGCAAGCCGCACTGGGCGCGAGTCCAGCCCCAGGAGGGCCCGCGGCGTCCTGCACCGGATCGCACTCAGGCGTCCGGTGCCAATAAGACACGCCCCCTCACCCCGGCGGATGAGTTCGCCGGGTGGATGAAGTCGCAGCTCAAGTAGCTGCAGAGAGTAGACGATCATGGCGGTTACCGCTCCCCTGAAGCTGTCCGATGTTAATGCCGCGCTGCTGCCGCGAACGATCACGGCGCCGATCTTCGAGAAGTCCGTCGAGCAGTCGGCGGTGATGGCGCTGGCGCGGCCGGCGCCGCTGGCGATCGACGCGACGACCAGCGTCCCGATCCCGATGGATGTCCCGACCGCGGACTGGGTGGGGCAGGCGGCGAAGAAGCCCCTGTCGACGTCCAGCGTCGGCATCAAGCAGATGACGGCGAAGAAGGTCGCCGTCCTCATTCCGGTCGCCGAAGAGGTCGCGATGACCAACGCGGGCGGTCTGTACGAGCAGCTGCAGCGTGACCTGCCGACGGCGTTCGCCCGCGCCTTCGACCACGCAGCGATCCACGGCCTCACCATGAAGGGCGCGGCGGGCCCGTTCACCGACTACCTGGCGATGACCACGAACTCGGTGACGCTGGGTACGGCCGCTCAGGCGAACGGCGGCATCTGGGCGGACCTCGTGACCGGCATGGAAGAGGTCATCGACGAGGACTGGGACTACACCGGCACGATCGCCGACCACCGCCTGAAGCCGAAGCTGCTGCTGGCCACGGACACGACGGGCCGGCCGATCCTGGTCGACACGACGGTGCCGGGGACGCAGATGGCGTCGGCAGGCACTCTGATCGGGGAGCCGCTGGCGTACTCCCGCAGCGTGTCGGGGAAGCAGCGCCGTCAGTCCACCAGCTCGGACTCAGGGCTGCGGGCGATCGGTGGCGACTGGTCGCAGGCGGCCTACGGGGTCGGCATGGACATCACCGTGCGGATCTCGAAGGAGGCGACCTACGTCGACGAGGAGGGCGGCGTGCACTCCGCGTTCCAGGAGAACCTGGTGCTGATCCTCGCGGAGGCGTACTACGGCTACGTGCAGGGCGACGCGCAGGCGTTCGTGAAGTTCACCGGCACCCCGAGCGGTAGCTGATGGCTGCGGTCCCGGCCTCCGCGCCGGGCGGGACCGCGAAGCCGCTGCGCATCGTGGCCCGTGTTCATGCGATGCCGCCGGAACACAATGCGGGGGCCGAGCACATGCTCGTCTCCATGCTGCGGCCTTTGGCGGAGCGCGGGCACGATGTGCAGGTGTGGCTGTCCCGGTACGGGAAGGCTCACGAGGTGTACGACTACCGGGGGATTCAGGTGGTTCCCCTGGAAGCCCGCCTGGACTTTCCGACGGCGGTGAAAAGGGCGCACGCCCTGATCGCCCATCTGGAGACCGTTCCGTCGACGGCTGCGATGGCCCGCGGCTACGGGGCCCCGCTGGTGGTGGTCTGCCACAACACGCACCGTCCGACGTTCCGTGATGCTGCGGCTGGCGGCACGGCCTTGGCTGTCTACAACTCAGAGTGGATGCAGAGGGAGGCGGAGCTCTTCTTTGCCGAGTACCCGAAGGGCGTCCGGCCGGGCAGCGAGCTGATCGTGCGTCCTCCGGTGTTCGCCGACGAGTACGCAACGAAGCCCGGCAAGGCCATCACGCTGGTGAACTGCAACCCTGAGAAGGGCGGAAAGGTCCTTCGGGCTTTGGCGGAGCGGATGCCTGACCAGGAGTTCCTGGCGGTCCGGGGCGCTTACGGCGAGCAGATCCTCCCGGACCTGCCGAACGTGGAGATCGTCGAGCACGTCCGTGGCGAGGAGATGCGGGAGAAGGTGTACGCCCGCACGAAGGTGCTGCTCATGCCCAGTTCCTACGAGTCGTGGGGGCGGGCCGGCTGTGAGGCGCTCGCCTCAGGTATCCCCGTCGTCGCGCACCCCACCCCGGGGCTGTGCGAGTCGCTGGGTGAGGCCGGGGTCTTCGTCGACCGTGAGGACGTCGAGGGCTACGAGGCGGTCATCCGCAAGCTGCTGGCGCCGGCCGAGTACCGGCTGGCGTCGAAGCGGGCGAAGGCCCGGAGCGCGGAGCTGGATCCGGAGGCCGAACTGTCCGTGTGGTGCGATGCGGTCGAAGGGCTGACCCGGTAGGAGGTCTCGATGGTGTTCGTTGCTCCGACGGCTGAGCAGCTCGGCATGTACCTCGGTATGGATGAGATCCAGGGGGACCGGGCGGATCTGCTGATCCAGCAGGCGGTAGCTCTCGCTGAGTCTGTTGTGAAGCCGCTGCCGGCTCAGGCGACTGCGGTTGTTCTGTCGGTGGCGGGGCGTGCTTACGTCAATCCGCAGCAGGTCAGCTACGAGACGATCGGCCCGATGTCGGTGCAGCGCCCGTCTGGTTCGGGCGGCCTGTATCTGACGAAGGCCGACAAGGCTGCACTCAAGAGTCTCGCGGGCCGGGGAGGCGCGTTCACGGTGGATCCGACACCAGCTACGGCGGATCCGTCGCCGACGTGGCCGGTCGACGATGCTGGCTTCGCGGACGAGTTCGAGCCCGGCTGGGGGTATGGCTGATGCCTGCTCCTTACCCGTATGGGGAGACGATCGTGCGGCTCCGCCGCGGCACGTCGCCCGGTCGGGACCCTCGGGGGCAGCCGATTCCCGGGCTGATGACGGAGACGCCGATCGTCGGCTGCGTGGTGGCGCCGCGTGCGGAGACTCCGCAGGTGGGCGGCGCTCAGCAGCAGGAGAGGGACACAGTGGTTGTCGGCTTCACTGTGTACGCCCCGCCGGACACGAGCGTGCTGACCACGGACCAGTTTCGGATCCGTGGCCAGGTGTGCGAGGTGACGGGTGAGCCGGGAGACTGGCATCAGTCGCCGTTCACGGGCACCCGCGGCCCTGTGCAGTTCGCTGCCGACCGGGTCACGGGGTAGGCCGGGCTTGCTCGACGGCTGCGACGAGTTTCGCGGCGGCGTCGTTGGCGCTGTGCCGGATCGACAGGCTGTGCGGGTCTGACTGCGGCGGCCGGCCACCGGCCATCAGGCCCTTCGTCTCCGTGGCCGGGGCGCTTCCTGGCAGCAGGAACTGCACGTAGCCGTGGAACAGGCGGGTGCCGGGCTTGAGCCTGGTTCCTGTGACGTCCGCGGCCCGGATGCGGAACTGGCGTTGCTGCTGCCCGACTTCCTTCTTCGTGATGGTTATCCATTCACCGTCGAAGCTGATGCTGCCCTGTACGCCCTTGACGTCCATGCCGCCCCCCAATGAGTCGAGGTGGTCATGATGCCCGCCAGGTTCAAGATGTCCAAGAAGGGTGTCGGGCAGCTCCTGAAGTCCCGAATGATTCAGGCGGACATGCTCCACCGGGCCGAGAAGATTGAGGACGCCGCGATAGCGATCGCCCCCGTCTACGCCGGGCCGTGGAAGTCGACGCCGGGACACTACAAGGAGTCGTTCAAGGTCACGACGACGAACCGTGGTGGCCGACGGAAGGACCGCGCGACGGCCACGGTCACGAACACGGCGTACTACGCCCGGTGGGTGGAGTACGGCACGGAGAAGGTCACCGCCCATCACGTGATGCTTCGTGCAGCTCAGGCGGGCGGTGACTGATGGCCGCTGTGGGATCGGTAGACATCGAGCTGGACCTGATCGGCTGGCTGCAGGCGAAGGCCGGGGCCGGCGTAGTGGTTCGTGACGAGGTCGACAACAACCTCCTCAATGAGCTGCCGACCGTTCAGGTTCAGCGAATCCCTGCCGGTGGCGATGACGGCTTCCGTCTCGATCGCGCCCTGGTCGACATCGACGTGTATGCGGCGACTCGCGGCGGCGCGTTCGACCTGGCGCTGCTGATCCGGGGCTGGCTACTCACGGAACTGCCTGGGGCGCAGACCAGTAGAGCCGTGTATGGGCGGGTCGCGTCGTCGCCGCCCCCGGCCGTGAGGCCTTACGAGAACACGGGGCTCCGACGTGTCGGGGCCACGTATCAGATCTACAGTCACCCGGTTTCCTGACCGGTTTCGGGCCCGCGCCGTGCCCTTCCCGCCCGTGCGCGGGCTCTTCCATGTCTGGAGAACATCATGGTTCTGATCACCCGCGCTGCGGATCTGGCGCTCGTCGGAGCGAACGGTGGCGGCTGGGTTTCCCCGGTCGGCACCCCGGCCCTGGATTCGCCGCTGTCGCAGCCCCTCGATCCGTGGGAGCCTCTCGGTGCGATCTCGGACGACGGCCTGACCTACGGGTTCGACGAGGACTCGCAGGAGTTCACCCCGTGGGGGCTGTCTTCCCCGTTCCGCACGCAGATCACCAAGAGCGTGCGGACGTTCGGGCTGACGGTGTGGGAGACGTCCCGCACGTCGGTTCAGTCCCTTCAGTACCGGCTCGATGCGGCGGCGCTGGAGCCGGACGAGGACGGCCTCACGAAGTACGCCGAGACCGCCAGCCCGGTCCCGGACCGGCGGGCGTTCTGGTTCCTCGTCATCGACGGAGGCGCCTACAAGGGGTTCTACGTCCCCGAGGGTGAGATCAACGACCGGTCCGACGTGACGTTCAAGCAGGACGAGATGTCCGGCTACGAGTGGACGATCACTACGTACCCCGACGCGGCGGGCAACACGGTCTACCACGTCGACAAGCTGCCCGTGACGCCTGTGTACACGGGCTCCTGAGCTGGGTGGGCGGGCCATTTCTGCTGGCGCGGGCCCGGTCCGCCCACCCTTCCCCCTTTGCCCGCGCCACTGACCCTGGAGGCCCGCGCCGATGGCCGCGAACAGCCGCACCACATCCACCCGCAAGACCACGCCCCGTCCCGTCCGGACACCGCGCGAGCTCGCACCCACCGCCCGCGACGACGCCTTCGACGAGGAGACCGGCCCCGCCGCGGCGCAGGAGATCGAGGCGGAGGGCCACTACGTCACGGCCGTGCTCGCCGACGAGGAGATCCGCATCGTCCCGCCCGGCGCATGGAGGCAGTCGTGGCAGACAGCCCTCTCCAACGCGAACTTCACGTACTTCGCCGAGCAGGTAGTGCATCCCGAGGACCTGGACCTGTACTTCGAGATCGACCCCACGAACGACGAGTTCGAAGCGTTCGTGTCGGAGGCCGCACAGCGCGGTGGTGAGAGCCTGGGGAAATCGCGTGGACCCGCCACGTCGTCGAGGCGCACGCGGAGGCGGTAGAGGGCGATCTCGCCTGGTACTACCCGGACCCGAGCTGTCAGATCGACGCGTACTGGCGGGGCGAGATGACGTCGCGCCGGCTGCGGGTGCTGATTCAGCGCCTGCCACCGGAGTCCGCGACGATGACGGCACTCCGCCTCGCCATGTCGGCGGAGGAGTACGAGGAGCAGGCCCGGAACGGGGAGCCGGAGAAGGGCCGCTGGTCGATGGATCAGCAGCTGCTGGCCGGGATCACGGACTCTTTGCATCAGATCGAGTACATCCTCGTCCGTGCGAACTCTGACGGTAAGGGTCCGAAGCCGAAGCGGCCGGAGCCGATGCGTCGCCCGGGTGTGGGCGGCCCGAAGAAGCCCGACAAGCTCACCACGGGACAGGCGGAACGCCTCTTCCAGCTGATCAACGGCGGCGCGGCCTGACGCGCGGGAGGAGGCTCCCGTGGCAATCAGCGTCGGCAGCGTCGAAGTGGACGTCATCCCGAACACGCAGGGTATCTACCAGCGGTTGCAGCGGGCGCTCGTTCCGGCAGCTACCCGTGCTGGGGAGGAGGCTGGCCGGTCGGCGGGGCGGAGTTTCGGCCCGGCGATGCAGTCCGAGGTCGGGGGCATTGGTCTGCGGATCGGTCAGCAGATCGGGTCGCAGATCGCTGCCCGAATCGTGGCCGAGATCCGTGGCGCGTTTCGGGATGGGGTGACTCAGGGCGGGGCGGCTGCCCGTGCGTCCGCGGTTCGTGAGGGCAGCGAGACGGGTGGCGCGTTCTCCCGGGCGTTGAAGACGCGTTTGGAGGCGGCGTTCCGCTCCCTCCCGAAGATCAAGATTGATGCGAGTACGTCTGAGGCTGACGCCGATCTGCAGGCGCTCCGGGTCCGGATGGAGACTCTGGCGAACAAGCGGATCGGTATCGATATCGACGCCGCCGCCGCGAAGGCTGAGATCAAGCTGATCGAGGCTGAGCTGACCCGTCTTGGCGCCCAGCACCCCAACGTGCAGGTGAGGGCCGATACTGCGTCGGCCCTGGGCGAGTTGGCCGCGGTGCGGGCTGCGATCGATGGCGTCGACGGGAAGACCGCCCGCGTCAACGTGAACACGTCCGGCGCCCTGTCAGCAGTACTGCAGCTCACCGTTGCAATCGGCGGGCTGGCCGTCATTCCAGCCATCCCTGTACTCGCTGCAGGAATTGGTGCGGTCGGTGCGGCTGCCGTGTCGGCTGCTGTCGGTGTGGGCGCTCTGGCTGCTGTGGCGGCCCCTGCCATCATCGGAATTGCTGGGGCGTTGCAGGCACAGAAGGCGGCGCAGGATGCTGCGAGTGCGTCGACGCTGAAGGGCGCCCAGTCGAATGGGCAGGGCGCCTCCCAGGCACTTCAATTGGCCGGCGCACAGCAGGCTCTGGCGTCAGCGCACCGGAACGCGGCCCGGCAGATCAAGCAGGCCGAGCAGTCGGTGGCGGATGCTGTTCGGTCGTCGACCGAGGCCGCTGCCCAGGCTGCCCAGCAGGTGAAGGCGGCCAAGGCTGCTCTGGCGGACGCGGTACAGCAGGCCGCGGACCGGCAGAAGGCTGCGGCTGAGCGTGTGACGCAGGCGGAGGAGTCCCTTGCTGACGCTCAGCGCACAGCGGTGCAGGCACAGCAGGACCTGACGCAGGCACGGAAGGATGCGGCTGCCGAGCTGGCAGCCCTCTCGGACCGGGTGGCGAACGCTCAATTGTCTGAGCGGGATGCCGTCCTCGATGTGCAGGCGGCCCGCGACCGGTTGCGGGCGACCCAGGCGGTGGGCAGCAAGGCGACGGTGCTGGAACAGCAGCGCGCCCAGTTGGCCTACGACCAGGCGGTACAGCGGCTCAAGGAGCAGCAGGCCGAGACGAAGGCGCTGTCGGATGAGAAGAAGGCTGCCGACAAGGCCGGGGTTGACGGCTCCGACCAGGTGAAGGCGGCGCAGGAGCGCATCGCTGACGCCGAGAAGAACCTTGCCGAGCAGGGGAAGGCGCTGACGAAGGCCCGCGATGAGGCGGCCCGGCAGCAGGTCACGAACCAGCAGGACATTGCGAAGGCGCAGGAGAAGGTCGCCGAGTCCCAGCGCAACGTCACGAAGGTCCAGGAGGACGGGGCACGATCCGTCGCACGCGCTCAGGAGTCCCTTGTCGCCGCGCAGGAATCTGCGGCGGACTCGATCGCGTCTGCTCAGCGTCAGATTGCCTCCGCGTCGCAGTCGGCGGCCGGGGGCGTCGATCAGGCTGCCCTGGCGCAAGCGAAGTACCAGGCCGAGCTCGCGAAGCTGACGCCGGCCGCGCGGGGCACGTTCGATGCGTTCACGTCGCTGCGGACGGCGTTCAAGGCGTGGTCGACGTCGCTACAGCCGCAGGTCATGCCGCTGTTCACCCGTGCCCTGATCGGACTGAAGAACAGCCTGCCGGGTCTGACGCCGTTCGTGCTTGCGGCGGCCCGCGGCATCAAGACGTTGCAGGACCGGGTGTCGGCCGGCTTCAAGTCGCCGTGGTGGCAGACGTTCAAGAAGGACTTGGCGGGCTCGGTCGAGCCCGCGATCGTTGGCCTGGGCGCGTCCTTCGGCCGGATCTTCAAGGGCATGGCCGGTGTCATCCAGGCGTTCCTCCCGCACATGGACTCGATTTCGGCGACCATGCAGCGGATCACGGGCCGGTTCGCGAAGTGGGGGACCAGCCTGAAGGGGTCCGACAAGTTCGAGCGGTTCCTCGCCTACGCGTCGGAGCAGGGGCCGGTCCTGGCCCGGGCGATCGGTGACATTTCCAGTGCGTTCTTCCAGGTGGCGAAGGCGCTGGCACCGTTGTCCGGGCCCGTGCTGCAGATTCTGGGTGCGGTGGCGCGTGCAATTGCGTCGATCGCTGAGACGTTGCCGTGGCTGATCCAGTTGATGTACCTGGCGTTCGTCGCGACCCGCGTGTGGACCCTCGGCCTGCTCCTGTTCAACGCCGTCATGAACGCGAACCCGATCACGTTGATTGTCATCGGGATCATTGCGCTCACGGCTGCGGTCATCTACGCGTACAAGCACTTCGGCTGGTTCCGAACGGCGGTCGACGCGGTCTGGTCGGCGCTGAAGACGGGCGCCCTGTTCGTCTGGAACACCATTCTGAAGCCGACGTTCGACGCGTTCGTGACAGCGTTCAAGGCGGTCGGGACGGCCGCCTCGTGGCTGTGGGACACGATTCTGTCGCCAGTGTTCGGCTTCATCGGGGCGGCGGCACGTGTTCTCGCGACGGTCGTCCTGACGATCCTCATCGCCCCGCTGGTGGTGGCGTTCAAGCTGTTGGCCTCTCACGCCAAGTGGCTGTGGGAAACGGCCATCGGGCCGGTCTTCGGATGGATCGGGGAAAGGGCGAAGTGGCTGTGGCGTGTGGCAATCAAGCCCGCGTGGGATGCCATCAAGGTCGGGATGACCCTTCTGGGTGCCAAGGTCAAGGAGTTGTGGAGTAAGTACGTGAGCCCCGTGTTCACGTACATCGGCGACAAGGCTGTCTGGCTGTGGCAGAAGAAGGTTCAGCCCGCTTGGACACTTTTCAAGACCGGCCTGGGGCTCCTCGGCGACAAGATCAAGGAGTTGTGGGACAAGTACGCGAAGCCCGTCTTCGGGTGGATCGCGGACCGGGGCAAGTGGCTGTGGGACAAGGGCCTCAAGCCCCAGTTCGACCTGATGAAGAAGGGCATAAAGGCCGTCGGGCAGTCGTTTGAGGACGCGAAGGACTTCATCGGGAAGGCCTGGGACAAGGTCAAGGACATCGCGAAGAGGCCTGTCCGCTTCATCATCGACAAGATCTACAACGCGGGCATCGTTCCCACGTGGAACACGATCGCGAAGGCGTTCGGCGCCCCCAAGCTCCAGCCGATGGAGACGAAGGGCTGGGCGCGGGGCGGTGTTCTGCCGGGCACGTCGTCGTACCGGCAGGGCGATGACCAGCTCGTTCCGATGCGCCGCGGCGAGGGCGTGTACGTGTCCGAGGCAATGCGGAACCCGTATGAGCGGGCTCGTCTCCACGCGGTGAACGCGGCGGCGATGAAGGGCAAGCCCTTGGGCCAGTTCCAGGGCGGGTTCTCGAAGGGCGGCATCTTCGACTGGGTCGGCTCGACCGCATCGAAGGGGTACGACCTCGCGAAGTCCGGTGTGTCGTGGCTGAAGGACGGTGTGAAGGCGTCGGCGGAGGCCGGGCTGAACGCTGTCGTGAAGCCGCTCCTCGACAAGATCTCCGGGTCGGCGTCCCTGTACCGGGACATGGTCACCGGTGTGCCGAAGAAGATGGTCAAGACGATCGTCGGCTACTCCGACAAGGCTGATACCAAGCTTGGCCAGGCCGGAATCGGTACCGGCGGTTTCAAGTCCGGGCTGAAGTGGGCCCGCACCCAAGCGGGCAAGAATTACCAGTGGGGCGGCAACGGCAACCCGTCATGGGACTGCTCCGGTTTCGTGTCCGCAATCGAGTCCGTCATCCGAGGCCAGAAGCCCCATCGCCGCTGGGCGACCGGCGCGTTCTCGGGAAAGCAGGCCCCGCCTGGATGGGTCCTGAACGGCAAGTCGCCGTACATGATCGGCATCACGAATGCTGGTGTCGGCCACACCGCGGGCACCCTGAACGGCGTCAACGTCGAATCACGGGGCGGCGACGGCGTCACCGTCGGAAAGTCCGCCCGGGCCTGGAACAACAACCTGTTCACCTCCCACTACGCCTACAAGGGCAAGTACGACTCCGGCGGCTACCTCCAGCCCGGCCTCAACTTGGCCTACAACGGCACCGGGAGGCCCGAGCCCGTATTCACCACCCAGCAGGCCAATGCCCTGATGAGCCGCGGGGGCAGTAGCGGCGGCCCGCGCCAGATGATGCTGGAAGGGCCGATGTACTTGGAGGGCGGACAGATGCTCGGCGTCATGCATGGCGTCGTCACGGAGCGGTTTGACCAGCTGTCGCAGATCCTGGACGCGGGCGGGGGTGGCTGATGGCAATCCCCGGCAACATGCTCTCTGCGGCCAGCGAGAGCATGGACCCGACTTTCACGGGTTGGCGGCCTCGCTTGAACTGCACGTTCCTGTCAGGCGCTGGAGGCCGCAACGGGCCGAAGGTCCTGACCGTGAGGAGCGGTGCGGCTGGCGAAACGCAGGCGGAAACCGTCACCGGGTATCCGGTGACAGCCGGGCAGACCTATCAGGTCTTCGCGGACACATCCAGCGCGACGGAGGCCGAGCGAATCGGGCTGCTGTGGCTCGACGACACCTACACCCCGGTCGGGTCGATCCTGTGGTCGCTGACTACGTCGGCGGCCTCTGCATCGTGGCACCGGGTGGGTGTGGCAGGCCTGGCGCCGGCGGGCGCGACTCGCGTCCGGATCGTCCTGTCGTCGACGGCGGCTGGTGCACTGGTATCCCACTACTGGGAGAACATCTACCTCGGCAGCCCGATCCGCACTACGGGCAACCTGTTTGGTTTCGGTACGGAGTCCAGCGAGATCGACGCCTCGGGCTGGGTTTCCGAGGTCAACGGTACGATCGGCCGCGAGGTGACGGCCACCTCATGGGCGGTGGATTGGTTCTGGGCGGGCGGCCACGTCCTCGCAATGACCGCCACCGCAGCAGGAAACGCTGCCATGATCTCGGTGGAAAGGCCCGGCGTCACAGCCGGGGTCGAGTACCAGGCATACGCCTACCTCGCCCCGCCGACCAGTGGGGCGGTCACCTGGGTTGAGCTGCGCTTCTACGACGCAGCGAACACGCAGCTTGCTGCCGCACGGTCACAGCTGGCCCCGGCCGGCACCGGCTTCCAACGCCAGCGGGCCTCGGCCGTTGCCCCGGCGGGGGCCGTCACTGCCCGGATGGCTGTCGGGCTGGACGGAGCCTCGGCCGGCCAGTTGCTGCGGATGGAGCAGGCTGTCATTGCGGCGGCCCCCGTCCTCCAGACCGGATCCGTGGTGCCCTACGCCGACGCGTCCTTCGAGCAGGGAGTCGGGACGTGGACGAAGACGTCCGGTGTTGCAACGATCGCCCGCTCTACGCCGTGGGGGGCCTACGCCGCCGACGGCACGTATTGCCTGACCGTGACCAGTACGACAGCCACAGCCAGCACCATCCGCAGCGCAAAGTACCCGCTCCTCAGTACGGACAGTGCGTACCGGCTGCAGTACTACGAGCAGGTCACCGCCGGGGGGTGGACCCTCACCCGCGGCGTGCGGTGGTACAGCGCCACCAACACCGACCTGGGTCTGACCGCATTCCCGTCGACGACGGCGCCGGCGACGGGCTGGTGGCGTCTCGGGGCCGACTTGACGGCCCCGGCCGGGGCCACTCAGGCCGCGGTCGAAATCACGCTGACGGCCACTGCCACGAACTCGGTGATCAGGCTGGACGGGGTGGCGCTGTGGCAGGCCGTCCCGGTGACGGCAGTGGCCGTTGTGGCCGGTACCGCGTCGATCACTCTGACACTGAGGGAGCTAACCGTCGGTCTACCGATCAAGGTCTGGCGGGTCAGCGAGTCCGGCGCCCGGACCCTGGTCCGGGGCCCGTCAGGCCTGTACGACGGAACGACCACCACAACGTCGGACCTCCTGGTGATCGAGGACTACGAGGCACCCCTGGGCGTGCCAGTCGGGTACTACGTGGAGATGACGGACCCCGTCACCGGTGCGCTGCAGACCCGCACTGCGGCGCCCGTCACGATTCCGCACACCGACATCAACCGGGTCTGGCTGAAGGATCCGGGCAACCCGCTGCGGAACACGACCGCGATCGTGCAGCGCCCTCCTGACTGGTCCCGCCCTGTCGAGCAGTCCGCCTACGTGGTCAAGGGCCGCCGCAACAAGGTCGTACTTGGCGGCCGACGCCAGGGTATGGAGGGAGATCTGACCCTCTGGACTGTCTCCGACGAGGAACGGGCTGCACTGAACTGGCTCCTGGACGACGGGCACATCATCCTGTGGCAGGCCGCACCTGGCATGGGTGTCACGGACATGTACGTCAGCGTCGGCCAGATCGCCGAAGGCCGGACCGGCGGCACGGCCATGGATCCGATGAGGGCCTGGACGCTGCCACTGACCGAGCAGGACATGCCCGTCACCACCGGCGTCAACGGCTCCGCAGGCCGAACGTGGACAGACGTGGTCGCCGAGTTCGCGACCTGCGCAGACCTCCTCAACACCTACGCCACCTGCGAGGGGCTCCTCCTCGACATTCGGATGGAGTGAGCCATGTACCCCGTCACATCCCGGTTCCTGGCCCGACTGGCCGAGTCCCACAACCCGGTGACGGAAGTGCTGCTCTTCCTGACGGACGGCAGGGTCGTCCCCATTGAGCACACCGGCGGCAGCGTCACGGTCGACCGCGGGCAGGCAATCCGCCGCACGTGCACCGTCACCAGCGCAGACGTCTCGCTGATCCCGCTCACCCCTACCGACCAGCTCGCCACCTACGGAGCCCGGCTCCTGATCAGCCGCGGTGTCGAATACGGCGACGGCACCACAGAACTGGTCCCGCTCGGCCTGTTCCGCCTCGATGGGGTGGAAGGTGACCCCAGCGACGGGCCGGTCACCCTGACCGGCAAAGACATCTCGGTGATCGTCGCAGACGACAAATTCACCACCCCGTACCAGGCCACCGGCACCGTCGTCGGCGCAATCACCTCTCTGATCAGACGGTCCATCGCGGACGCCCAAGTGATCAGCCTCATCGTGGACACCCCGATCGGGCCCCGCGCCTGGGATGTCGACGGTGACCCGTGGGCGGCGTGCCAGGAAGTCGCCGCTGCTGCCGGCGCGGAATGCTACGTAAACGCGGACGGCGCCTTCGTCATCGGCGTCCTGCCCGACGTCCTTTCGGCGGATCCGGTCTGGGCTGTCGAGGCAACTGAGGGGGGTGTCTATGTCAAGGGAACCCGGGCCATGAGCGTCGACGGTGTCTTCAATGGCGTCCTCGCGAAGGGCGAGGCCTCGGGTGCAGGTGCCCCAGTGCAGTACCTGGCGGTTGATTCGGATCCTGGCAGCCCAACGTACTGGGATGGCGCGTTCGGGCACCGGCCGACGACATACAGCAGCTCCACCCTGACGACGCTCGTCGCGTGCGCAGCGGCGGCGAACGTGAAGCTCATCGCTGCGAAGGCCCCGAACACCAAAGGGGACCTCGGTTCGCTCCCCAACCCAGCCCTGGAACCCGGGGACGTCATCCGGGTCACGCACCCTGACGGACTACGAGAACTCCACCAGATCGCGAGTCTTGCCGTCCCGCTGGACATCGGCGGCGACTTCCCGATCGGAACAATCTCGGCGAAGGAGGATGGGTGAAGGCGAACGGTGCATCCAATCGCGGTATAGCCGGCTCCCTGAAACGGCAAGCGGCTCAGGTCGGCGCCACGACCCCTGCGGTGCGGGGAAGCGACTGGTACCGAGCGGTCGTCGACACGGTCGGTGCAGACGGCACGGTCACCACAACGGACGGCATCATCGCTCTGCGGGACGAGGCCTACCAGGCCCCGGCCGTCGGCGACATCATCCGAGTGACCGTCTCCTCCGCCGGGGCGGCTGTGGCGCTCGGCCGGTACGCGGGGGCTACGGCGTCCAACGGAGGGTGGACGAGCATTCCAGTCCTCTCCGGGTTCACTACTCCGTACAGCATTTTCGGCCCGGCCCAGTACAGGGTCGTCACGGTCGCAGGATCTGGACGAGTCGAGCTCAGGGGCGGTGTCAGTTGCGCTTCCGACGTCATCGCCCAGACGGCTTTCGCCTCGGCGCTTCCTGTGGCAGCCCGACCTGCATACGCCCGCACATGGACAGTCCGTCGCCAGTCCAGCTCGGACACGAAGGGCGTCACCGCGGCCGAGGTGTCCACTGCCGGCGTGCTGCAAATCCATGGCACGGCCAATCCGAACTACACCCGGTGGTTCGCCCTGGACGGCTCCTACTACGACCTCTGAGGAGGCCACATGCGCGGCGAAGATTTTTCGGCGCAGGCAACTTTCTACGCCCAGATGGCGCACGCCGATGGCGGCACCGGAAGCCTTTCGTTCTCTGCGTTCTCGGAGTACCTGCCAGAGGGGGCGGAGCCGATCAGCTCCGAGGACCTCGCAGGCATGCTTCGCGACTTCTATGCGGCGAAGGGCTGGGTGGTGAGCCCGTTCTACGGCCGCCCGAACGACGTGGCGCTGGACTGGCCAGCCGAGATCCCGGAGGTCCCGAATGCCGACGCCTGACAGCTACGGCCAGGGCATCGATCTGTACCAGATGACAGACCCACCGAGCATCCCTGATGCCATCGGCCTGCTCGCCGCCGGCGTGATCCCTCGCTCCGTCATGCGGTTCGCTTCAGCCTCGATACGTGGGGCGACGCTCGCCGCCCCGGTCGAAGGCATGCTGGCGTGGCTGCAGGACACCAATCTTCTGACCTTGTACGACGGGGCGGCGTGGACGGTCGTGGCGGCCGGATCGCAGACCTGGACAGCGCCTGCCCTGGCTACCGGCTACACCAATAACGGCAACGCGAACGGGACCGTGCGCTGGCGCCGGGTCAACCTGTTCGGGGAGACCGCCATCATGTGGTCGGGCGGCATCAGCGTCACGTACAGCGGCGCAACCCCTGCCAATAGCGGCATGTTCCTGTCGACGGCCATGCCCGCAGGGTCCCGACCCACGGACCGCCGTACCGTCACCGCAGCTTGCTCGGGTGTCAACTCCGACCAGCTCTCGATGAAGATCGACTTCAACCCGGACGGAACCGTGGAAATCGTCGCCAAGTCCGCTGCGACCCCTCCGTGGATCAGCCTCAACAACATCATGTACACGCTCTGAAGGGACTCCAGTGCCGCTCGACCCGACCTACCCGGCAGCCACGTGGGCGGAGCTCGCCGACCTGCCAGCACCTCGCTGGATCGCGCACCGCGGCGGCCGGTTCATGGCCCCGGAGAACACTATCGAGGCCTACCGCATGGCGGCCGAGCTGGGCATCGACGCGATCGAGATCGACGTCTACCTGCTCCAGGACGACGGTCTCGTCGTGATGCACGACAGCACCGCCACCCGCACCAGTAACCTGACTGGACCCACTGGCGGCTTGACCACCCCGGCCGTACTGCGGGGCCGTGTTGACGCCGGGAACTGGTTCTGCAACACCTGGCCCAACGACCTGCACATCCCGCTCTTCGCCGACGTCCTTGCCGAGCTCGGCGGCATGGTCCCGCTCGTCGTCCACTGCAACAACGCCGGCTCTGGCGCGGCAGCTGTTGCCGCGGCGCAGCGGCACGAACGCGCTGACTCGGTCCTCATCATGGCGTGGAACGAAACCGAGCTGGCCGCTGCTCGGGCCGCGGGCATACCGACGATCCTCCTCGATGAGGACGGCACCCTGAACGGGCAGACATACGCCGGGCTCCTCGCTGCCGGCACGGAGTACATCGGGCTGAACCCGGCCCTCACCCCGGTTGCCAGCATTGAGGCGGCGGCGGCGGCCGGGCTGAAGGTCATCGTCTACACCGTCAACCGGCGCAGTGACTACAACGCCTTGCCCGTGGACGCAGTGTGGGCGGTCATCTCTGACGACCCGTGGCACGTCAAGGCGTCCGGCCCGATGCGGGCCCGGGACATCTTCTCCGCGCAGACGTACTTCCACGGGATGCTCGGCATCGTCAGCGGCAAAGAGGACCGCGGGTTCTTCCAGGCCCCGAACTGGTTCGGCCTCGACGCCTCAGGCACCCAGCACGATGCGAACCTGAGCTACCTGGGAGTCATGCAGGGCTACCTCGGCCCGCTGGACGACTCGTTTACGCTCGATTTCGACTTCGTCCTCGATGCGGCGGACTCCGGTGCCGCGTCGCTGCAGCTGCAGCTCACCGTCGACGACGTCGAATACGACGACGACGTGGACCAGCTCGGAGGGCTCCGGCAGCCGGGTTACAACATCCTGATGCGCAGCAACGGCGGCCTGGACATCTACAGGACCTCGCACGGCACCGCGCCGGCCACGAAGCTCGGGGGAGTGGCCACCGCCCCCCTCGCGCCGGGGGCGGTGAATCATCTGCGGGTGCAGGTGACACCCACCCAGGTCACTGCCACCCGGACGAACATCGGCACACCGAACTCGGTCACGGTCACGGACGCAACCCATCGGGGCAACATGTACTCCCACCTCGGGGTACGCAGCGTCAAGGCCCGATGGGCGAACATCGTCGCCTCCTGAAAGCCGCCCCTCAATCAGCCCCGCGCCGACCGGCCCGGGGCATCGTCATATCTGGAGACCTCATGGCCAGAATGCCGGGTGCCACATGGCACGCCGTCGGCAACTTCACCAAGGATGGGCAGGACTCCGTCCGAGGGGTCGTCGTCCACATCATGGCAGGGACCCTCGAAGGCTCCCAGGCATGGTTCGACAACCCCACCGCGCAGGCGTCGTCCCACTTCGGGACGGGCAAGGGCGGCGCTCTGCGGCAGTGGGTGGACACCGATGACCGGGCGTGGGCCCAGTCCGCCGGCAACCGCACCTGGCTGTCCGTCGAGAACGAGGGCGTCGGCGGCGACGTCCTGAGCGATGCCCAACTGGACCGCAACGCGCAGGTGCTGGCGTGGGCGCACCAGGAGTACGACGTGCCGCTACGCCTGGCGGCCGGGCCCGATGACGAGGGTCTCGGCTATCACGCGATGGGCGGGTCCGCGTGGGGCGGGCACACCTCGTGCCCCGGCCCCCGGATCGTCGCCCAGCTCCCCGAGATCGTGGCCCGGGCCAAACAGCTCGTGGCCGAACCCCAGCAGGAAGAGGACCCCATGGCGGGATACAGCACGGCGGAAATCGGCGACGCCGTTCTCTACCGGGACCACATCGAGGCCCCGGCGGACGACCCGAACGTGAAGAAGAACCCGTTCTGGACGCTGGCCAGCTACATCCGCTCCATCTACAACGCGGTGAACACCGTCCGCCAGGAGCAGCGCGAAACCCGCGCGAAGGTCGATGCCCTCACCAAGGCCGTCGCCGACCTCGCCAAGTCCATCAAGGAGTCCTAACCCATGCGCATCTTCGGCAGAGAGCCCGTCGTCGTCATCAACACGCTGGCCGCCGTCCTCGGCCTCATCGTGTCTCTCGGCTTCACCAGCCTCAGCGCGGAAACGGCCGGGGCAATCGTCGGCGTCGCCACCGCAGTCCTCGGAGCGGTCGCCGCAGCCATGACCCGCCCGATCGCCCCCCAGGCGTTCACCGCCGTCGTGGCAGCCGGTGCGGTCCTCGTCGCCACGTTCGGCTACGAGGTGTCGCAGGAGACCGTCGGCGCCATCAACACGGTCGTCCTCGCCGGCCTGACTCTCCTGACCCGCGCCCAGGTGTCGCCGGCCAAGGAGCCGTCCCGTCCCGTAGGGGTGTAGATGCCGTGCCGTGCGGCCCGGTGGCTGCACCGTGCGCTGGGCCGCCGCGGCGAATTCCTCCTCATCCTCGGCATCGGCAAAACATGCTGGGGCGTGTCGTTCCTCGTCGCCCCGCCTGCCGATGACGGCCTGCAGCTCCTCACGAACCTGTGCTCGCTGCGGCACTGGTCGTGGCTCTGGATTCTGGCCGGGCTCGTCACGGCAGCGAGCTCGCTTCTGCGGGTCGGCCGTGACTGGTTCGGCTACGTCGCAGCGCTCGTACCCCCCACGGTCTGGGCTATCGCCTACCTGGCCGCCGCCGTCAGCGGCCAGTACTCCCGCGGCGCGTTCGTCGCACTCTGGTACTGCACCTCGCACGTCGGGGTCATCTTGTGGGCCTCCGCGGTGCCCGAGCATTCGATCCCCCCAGCGCCGCGCCGCGCCAGGAAAGGCAAGGCCCCGTGAGTATCTGGGCTGGGATCGTTGCCGCATTCGGCACGGTCGGAATGGTGGCGGCAGGACTGTTTGCCGCGCGAGCTACAAGGGCGGCCGCAGTAGCCACGGCGGACGCGACGCGGGCCGCCGCCCGGGCACAGGCGGAACCGAATCAACGGGCGGCAGATCTGGCAGCTTTCCAGGCCATTCGCGACGACCTGCAGGACGAGCTCGACGAGACGAAGACCGAACTCAGGTCCCTTCGGTCCCTCGTCCGGTCGTTCGCCTGGTACGTGTCCGAGATGACGACGCAGATGCGGGTCCATCGGATCGAGCCGCCCGCCCCGCCGGATCGTGTGACCGAGTACAACCGAACTGGAGTGTGACCGTGCCCGACCCCCAGCCCCGCCAGGTCCAGCGGCGCCTCGACGACGGCGCCGCGGACATGGCCACCCTCGTCGACCTCGGCCTCGCAGACGAGCAACCCGTCCCACAGTACGAGGGGTTGTTCGTCGAACCGGACATCCCGCTGGCGGACAGCCCCGAGTGACGGCGCCCCCTCCTGCTACGGCGGGAGGGGGCGATCGGTGTTGCTGGGGGCAAGTCCGCCTGGCCGCGACATGTCTGCGCCCCGCTCTCATCCGAGGGCGGGGCGCTTCCTTGTGCGCGTCAGACGATCTCGCGGGCCCACTTCGCGGCCCGGTCGAGGCCCCCCTCCTCTAGCCCTGCCAGGAAGGGGGGCGGCGATGCGTCATGACCTCCGCAATACGCAATGCGGCGGAGATCACGAACCTCAAGCAGAAGGTGAACTCCTCGTCATCAGGCGCGTACCCAGGGGGCGTAGCGATGCGCCTGGGGCTATGGGAGTTGAATGGTCGGTGGACCGTTGGCGTGAGGGCGTGGAAACGCCAGTACTCGGAGTAGTCGATCCCTAGAGCGGTCAGCCTGGCCCCGCGCTGAAGTGCGACAACTGATTCGCGAAGCTGCACGTACTCCTTGGCCAGTGTGCTAGCCCCTCGTACCGGCATGTGGCGGTCCTGTTCCGGCGGCTGTCGGAGCACTCTTGCCACGTGTCCCTCACTGAGCTGGTGAAAGAGGTCAGGCCCGAAGCTGAAGGGTGTGCCACGCCAGTGGTCAGGCGCGGTCGATGCCGCTAGGAGCTCGTCGAACGCCTCGACAAGCCAAGCCATGGCCGCAGTTCGGTTCCCCTTGGTGTCTTCGCTTTCAGCCTCGGTGAGCTTGTGGCGCGTGTGCGGCTGCGGTACCAGGTCAGTCATGTTGATGCCGTCGAAGGGGAGCCCGAAGACTCGAGGCGTGTTGTCTTCGAAGAACTGGGTTACGTCAGAGCGGGCCTGCGTGATCGCTCCTGCGACCGGCAGGGCGGCTGTGTGCTTGAAAGAGTTGCGTTGATCAGTGAGTCGCCGGATGCCGATGCGCCCCGCTAGGTCGACGCCGCCTGGGCCGGCCTTGTCTGGATGGATGTTGTCGTAGTAGCGGGCGACGAACTGACCACGATCTGGTACCGAGATGCCGAGGTGCTCGCTCGCCAGGATGAGGAAGAACTCCACTGCATCGTGGAAGGTCAGGATGGAGCCCGCTGCAAGCGGGTCGGGCAGTCGTGACTGCTCCATCCCCTGCTGCGCTAGCAGTCTGATGAAGGCGAGACGTTGCATGGTCTCCGGCGTGATCGGGCGCGTGTTGATGTCGAACTCCCCTAGTTGCGGCTGCCGCCGGATGGTAGCTGGGAGGTCTGACACCGGTGGCCGTGGCGGCAATCTGGCGTTCATCAATCGGTCGATAGATGAATCCCCCCTCCGGGAGGCGTAACTCGAGCGTAGATTCCCGCCATCCGTTCATCAAAGGGTTCACCAACCGATACCGTTCAACTACGCACCCCAACCCCTTAGATGAAGCGAGGCTGCATGGCACTGGTCGGACTTGTCCGCGTATCAACCGACAAGCAGAACGTGGATCGCCAGCACGACGCGCTCGATCCCATCTGCGTCAAGGTCTTCGAGGAGAAGGTCTCCGGCAAGCTTGCCGTCGCCGAACGACCTGGACTCACCGCCGCCCTCGAGTACCTCCGCGGCGGCGACATGCTCTGCGTCCAGGAAGTCGACCGCCTCGGCCGCGACACCTTGACCGGCCTCATGACCCTCGCTGAGCTGTTCCAGAGGGACATCTCCGTCAAGGTCCTCGAGGGTGTCGGGGCCGGCGAGCACACAGAGATGAACCTGCTCCTCGAGCTCGCACTCGTACTCGCCTCCGAGCGGCGACGCGACATCGTCAAAAAGACCAAGAACGGCCTCGAAGCCGCTCGAGCTCGAGGGCGAGTCGGCGGCAGGCGCCCGGTCATGACCGAACCGCTGGTCGTCCAAGCCGTCGCGCTGCGCACCAAGGGCTACAGCCTCAAGCAGATCCAACCCCACCTTCGGATCACCGAAGGCGCGAACAAGGGGAAGAACCCCAGCGTGGGCGCTATCTCGCAGGCGCTCCGCCAGCACGACGAAGCTGCGGGGGTGTCGGCGTGACCGCGAACCCACTCTGCTGGTACTGGCCCTCCGAGCTCGCCTCGCCCGAGCGCGCCAGGCGAACGTTCCTCGAGCACGCCGAGCGGCAGGGGAGCACTCTCGAGCAGGCAGAGGTGCTCTGGAAGCTCGAGAGTGCAGCTGAATCTCTCACCGGCGACGCGGCCGTCGTTCTGGCCGACTGGCAGGAGGGCCGCTGCGCAATTTGCGGCAAAGCTCGAGAACTCGTCTGCGACCACGACCATGCCACCGGGCTCATTCGCGGCTGGCTTTGCAGCTCATGCAACACTGCCGAGGGGGCCAACCTCGAGCCAGACACAATCTTTGCGCGTTACCGAGAGCGGCCGCCGACAGTGATCCTTGGCTTCTCGATCCCCTATGTCGACCCGATCACAGGGGAGCGCGCTCAGCCTCGAGCTGCATCAGCAGTCGATTGGGCTGACAAGTGGACCGACGCCGCATCGGAGGACATCGGACTGTGAACCGCCCCTGGGTGCGCCGCGGCTACGACGAGACGCGACTTTGGGCGTGGATGCCCTACAAGGCTGGCAACCGGAGCTGGCTACACAACGCGCTTGGCGAGCGCATCCGTCCGCGCCGGAACAACACGGTGACGCCCGGCCGCTGGGAGATCGCCAAGCCGCACCTCCGCCTGCTCATCGAGAGCCTCGCCAAGCGGTTCGGAGAGGTCGATGTGTACCTGGAGTTCTCAACGACCGAGCGATGTGACCGGAAGTGCCAGACCGCAGCGGGCGGCGATTGCACCTGCTCCTGCCGTGGCGAGCATCACGGCGGCGGAACGTACTGGACGGACTGGCTCCTAGTAGGCGAGGACACTCTTATCGGCCCTGTCGGCCGCGTGGAGCGGCACTACGTTGCGCGTCGCGGCGATGTCACCTGAGCCCACTACGCCGGGTCTTGGTGCCACCTGTAGTCCTTGATGTGCTGCGGCCGCAGTCGCCGTCCGCTTTGTGCCCTGCGAAGCCAGTCGACGACTTCGGCTACGTCCTCCGAGGTCATGCCCACTACCTCGCACTTGCTGCGGAAGGCCTCGGGGGAGACTCGTGACGGTGCCCAACGGTTTGGCACAAGCATCATGTCGGACTTGAGCCGGTCTCGCTCCTGCCAGACGAGATCACCGGATAGCTCGATGTTCTGGCCAATGAAGTCCATGAACGCGTCGACATCGGGCGGGAGATCAGGGCTAGTCATGAAGCGGATTGTGCTCCGGTTCCCTGACGTGCGCACGCACATCTCCGATAGTAGAAATCGCGTCACCCCTCTTCCTTGGTGGCCGGAACGGGTGCATCGTTGATCGCACGGCTGGAGCTCGCCCCCCAGGCAGTTCCCCCGCTCAGGCCCTGCCCGCTGCCCCCGTTGCGGGCGGGGCCTGCCGCCCTCCCGGCTCCCCACGGGGGGCTAGGCGGCTGCCTAAAGGTTCGGGTCGTCGAGCACCTTGGCGGCTTCGACGACGAACGTGTTCTGGGCGTTTATCACGCCGCGGGACAGCTGCAGCCAGAGCTGCGTCGGGATCGGAAGCACCACCTGTACGGGGTGACGCAGGCGGCGATATACGGTGCCTGCCGCCTGTGTGACCTTGTCGGCGTGCGGTTGCAAAGCTTGAGGCCCGGAGAGTCGGATCCCCGCCGCTGCCGCGGATAGTGCCTCCAGGGCGCGCCCAATATCTGTTGTGCTGCGTGCTGTTCGCCACTTGTCCATGGCCTCGGTGAAGCCGTCGGTGGCCACCATGAACTGCTTGTACGCCTCCAGGCGGTTCTGGCGCCGCCAGTGCCGGTGCTCGATGAGTCCTTGGTCGGCGACTTGCCGGCGTCCTGCGCTATACGCAACCCATGCGGCGATCAGCATGCCCACAACGGTCAGGCCTGCGGCGGCGATCATGCCCCAGCCTTCAGTGACGTCGTATCCGGGACTCTTCTTGTTGACCTCGCCGGCGGCGAGGGCGATCAGGCTCATGGCGCTCATCTAAGCCTGCTGTACGACTTGCTGTCCCCGCGGGTGACTTGTGCGCGCTTCTCCGGTGGTTGAGGTCTGAGGGCCGGTACCAAGGCTTCATGATCACTAAGTCTGTGCGGGGCTTTACTGTCGCCGCTCTCACGCTCCTGCCCCTGCTCGCCGCTACCCCCGCCCAAGCTCAGGCGGACGTCCTCACCTTCGCCGACGGAGTCCAGCAGTTGCCGCTTGCCGCCGAGTCCCGCGACGGCTACAAGCGCACCGCGTTCAAGCACTGGGTGGACGCCGACAAGGACTCCTGCAACACCCGGGCAGAGGTTCTCATCGCGGAGTCCCGCATCCCGGCCACCGTCGAGGCCAGCTGCAAGGTGACCGCCGGCTCCTGGTACTCGTACTACGACGGCGTCACCCTCACCGCACCCGGCGGCCTGGACATTGACCACATGGTCCCCCTCGCAGAGGCCTGGGATAGCGGGGCATCGCAGTGGTCCGCAGCCCGCCGCCAGGCCTACGCGAATGACCTCGACGCCGACCGCAGCCTCGTCGCCGTGACGGCGAAGACGAACCGGTCGAAGAGTGACCAGGACCCGTCGACGTGGCTACCGCCCCTGGCAGACGCGCGCTGCACCTACGCCGCAGACTGGGTGTCGACGAAGCTCCGCTGGGGGCTCACCGTGGACCAGCCCGAGGCCGCGGCCCTGGCGGACCTGGCGGAGACGTGCGGCCAGCAGGTGATCGAGTACGAGCCGGCCGACTGATCTCCATGCGGCCTTGGATTACGTCGGCGTAGCATCGGCGGACCATCCCGTCGGGGGATGGCGCAGTGCTAGTCCTGTCGGAGGACTCCATGGCCTTGAGTCACATCGCACGTCTCCACGCCGCCGAGATCAGAAACCACGACTGGTCCGATGCTCCTTTTCGCGCCGACCGGGCGGGGCACGACCGCGCCGATGACGGCGGACGGGGAAAGCAGCTTCCGGAGTCGGAGACGGACCGCATCCGTATGAACGTCATGTGGGTGACGGCCCAGGTGCTGGGCTACGAAGACCCCAACTTTGACGTCTATGAGTTCGCAGAGGCCTGCGGGGTCGAGACGAGGACTCGGTCGGGACGCCAAGACGGCGGCATCGAGGCCGGGATTCGCCTCCGGGACGGTAGGTATGCGCGTCCCGGCACGCGGGTGTACGACGAGCGCTACTAACCGGCCCAGGCATCTCCAGCAGCGGCGTCCCTCCTGTGCGAGGGGCGCCGCTTCGGTCTTCCCCGGATGCGGGCTGGCCCGGGCAGCGTGAGGATCGGTGTACGGGCGGTGGCCCGGTCGCCCCCTGGCCTCGACCAGGTCTCCCTATTGGCGGCCGGTCCGCCTCCCGCTAGCCGCAGAGGGCTCTTGGAGGTACGAATGCCGTCGACGATTTGGGCCGGTGCTATCAGCTTCGGGCTAGTGACCATTCCTATCCGCGTCTCGTCCGCCTCCGAGGATCACTCGATCCACTTCCACCAGGTCCACCTGAAGGACATGGCCCGGGTGCGGACCCGGAAGGTGTGCGAGATCGACGGCAAGGCCCTCGGCCAGGAGGACATCGGGAAGGGCTACCAGCTCACGAAGGACCAGGTCGTCCCGGTCACCGACGAGGAGTTGGATGAGATGCCTCTGCCTACGGCGAAGGCCATCGAGATCGTCGCGTTCGTCCCCGCGGAGTCGATTGACCCTGTGCGCATCTCCGACAGCTACTACCTGTCCGCTGACGGCGCCGTGGCAGCCAAACCGTATGTGCTGCTCAGGCGCGCGCTGGAGCGGACCTCGAAGGTCGCCGTGGCGAAGTTCGCGTGGCACAACCGGGAGAGGTTGGGCCTGCTCAGCATCCGGGGCGACGCGCTCGTCCTCCACTCCATGAAATGGCCGGACGAGATCCGCGACCCGGCTGAGCTGGCCCCGGATGCCGTGGACGTGGATGAGGACGAGATCAAGCGGGCAATGGAGCTGATGGAGTCGATGATGACCGCCGACATCAGCGGCTACCGGGACGAGTACCGGGACGCCTTGGAGCAGCTGATTGAGGCCAAGCAGGAGGGCAAGGAACTCCCGGAGGTCGCCGAGGGCGGCGAGCAGCAGCGGGGTGAGGTCCTTGACCTGATGGCCGCCCTGAACGCGTCCGTACAGAAGGCCAAGGAGTCCCGCGGTGAGGGCGATGACGCCACGGTCCACGAGATGAAGCCCCGCAAGAAGACGGCCGCGAAGAAGGCCCCAGCCAAGAAGACGGCGGCGAAGAAGGCTGCGACCAAGAAGCCGAAGAGCGCCTGACTAGCCGAGCACCCCGAGGTCGGTGTCTGGCCGGCAGTGGGCGCAGGCCCGCACCCCTTCGGCGAGGGCGGCGAGCGCCTGCTCCCGACTGATCGCCCGTCGCCGCTTTCCTGCGGCGTAGCAGCCGCCGACGTGGACCTCGGTTGGTGGTGCGCCGACGCCGATCCCGAGCTCCAGCACCCAGTCGGGCGGGGCAGGTCGCCGCTCCTCGCCCTGCCGCTCCTCCTTCTCCCGTTGCTCAGCTGCGGCAATGGCTTCGTCGATGCGAACCACCCACATCGCGTACCAGGTCCTCAATGTGCGGAGGCGTGGCAGGTCGGGCGGCAGGTCGTACATATGTTCTACTTTACGCCTCGCCTGTGGGCTCTCCCGCCGGGCGTACCGTTCCAGGGCAGGCGAGGAGGTGCCGCATGCACGAGGCTGACCTGCTGCGTTCCTTCGGCATCGACCCGGCCGTGCTGGATCCCGCCCCACCGTGGACACCGTGCGGAAGTGCAGCCATCGAGCGGCTCCGGGGCCGGTTTCCGTGCCTGGGCTGCGACGCGCCGTCGACCGTCGCCGACACGGTCACCGCGGCCGGCCTCGGCCGCCGCTGGGTGGACCTGTGCATGCCCTGCCTCATCGCGGCCACACCCCGCAGCGGCGCGCAGGCCCCCTTGGAAGACACCCTGGGCGTGCTGCGTGATGCCGCCCGCGAGGTGGGCGTGGCCCTGACCGTTGTCACGGACGGGGCGTAGCCGTGGACCGCTACTGCCTGACCTGGTCGGTCGGGGACCGGAAGATCATGCGCGGCTGGTGGGCGGACCTACCGACGGCCGAGCGAAAGTTCACGCGATGGATCGGTGAGCGCGGCAGTGTCGACGGAGCCCGGATCACCCTCACCGACGAAGCCGCCGATGGGCAGCTGCTGAAGTCGTGGCCGGACGACCGATAGGCCCCGCGCTGTCGGCCGCTCCTGCCACACTGGCAATGCCCCCGCCGCCACCCCCGTCGACGGGGGCACCCCGAGGAGGTCGTCGTGAACGCACTCGCCCGCGCTGGGCGTAGCTACTGGCAGCACAACGCCCGCGCCTTCCAGGCCCTCAAGGTCGCGGTGGAGCGGGATCTGCCGTCTGTCCTGGCGGTCGTCGCCCTGGTCTGGACGGTGGCCTTCGTGGCGTCGGGCTTCACGGCGGCGGCGCTCATCGTCGCCGGGGGCAGCGTGACCGCGCAGCTGCTGCGGTTGGCGGTCGGCCGATGATCCGCCGCTTGCGGCTGCGATCCTTTGCGGCTGCCACCCTGCGCCGCTGCGGTTTCTCGGGCCCTGCCCGGGGTGGCACGCTCCCGCCTTACCGGCCGCGCCCGGACGAAGCGCTCGTCTATCTGGCACCCGGCGAGTACCGGCCCCACCCGAGGAGGAAGCCGTGACGTACCGCCCGTACCCGAACGTCGATCGCGCCCTGGCCCAGCTCGACCGGCATGTGGTCCCGGTGGTGGTGCCGGAGTGGAGGGTGAAGCTGGCCGCCGACGCGCGCCGGGCGCTTGTGGTCGCTGCCGAAGTCATGGAGCCCATGACCCGCGCGGGCCGCGTCGCAGACCGTGAATGGGACCGGGCCGCGGAGGGCCCCTTCTGGCAGGAAGGGTTGAAGACCGGCTGACTCGCCACGCCAGGGCGGATTGAGCCCGGGTTGTCAGTGCCCGCCCGTAGGCTTGTCACATCAACCCCCGACTACAAGTCGGGGATTGCTTCCCGCCCCCGCCCCGGCTGCTCCCGGGACGGGGGCGGAGCTGCGTCACCTCTCGGCTGGCTCGGGCCAGAGCACGGCCTTCTTCACCGCCTGCTCCAACTTCCCCCGGTCCGTCTCGGTCGCCTCAGCCTCCGCTGTCACGGCCCGCTGAAACGTCTCTGCCGCCGCCAACCACGGCGCCCAGCCCTCTTTCGTGTACGGCTCGGACGTCGCCGCGGTCTCGGCCTCGACGGCCACCCTGCACAGCTGAATCAGTTCATCACTCGGATTTGCCACGGCCGGATCCTAAACGGCAGCACTGACAGCGACGCATCTGCCATGCTGGTCACGGCTCGCCCGTCTGCCACTGGGAAACCGTGGCACCCGGCTCTCTCCGTCAGGGATGGATGCACACCGGCTTAAGCCGGGCGGGCCGCATCTGCCGAGAGGTGGACGCCCAGCCTTACGCCCGCCCCGACTCGCGACGGGGCGGGCGTTCGTGCGTTCGGCTACGCATCGTTACGGCTGCGCGATGAGCGAAGCAGAGATAGTTGCACCTGGGCGTAACTATCTCTGCACCCATCAGGTCTGGCGGTTACCGCGCGTAGTTCAAGCCGCCTCGACGACGTCGCCGCGCACCACGGCCGCCCACTCCGCGAGGAGCCGCTCGTACTCCCGCCGCCCCTCCGCCGACAACCGACCACCGCGCGCCCACAGCGCACGAATGTCCGCGTTCACCGCGGCCAACGAGCGCACGGCAGAACCGGGCGTAGGGGGAGTGGGCATGCGAACAGACTACGACGCCGGGCCGACAACCGCGCCGACCGCGTCCAAGGCGAGATGCCAGGGGAAGGACCGCGGGTCGCCGTTCTTCGGCGGGTGCGAGTCGTAGCCGCCGGGGCCGTCGAGGTACACGACGCCCTGAGCGCGCAGGTCCGCGATGCTCCGGGCCACAGCCGGCTGGGCGCCCTGGGCGCGGTTGAAGTACGGCATCGCCAGGACGGGCACCCCCATGTGCACCGCCTCGGACGGCAGCCCGATCGCAAGGGTGTCGCTGATCCCGGCACCCCACTTGTTCAGCGTCGTGCACGACATCGGCGCCACCAACATCACGTCTGCCTTCGGGAGCGCATCGGTCTCCGACGGCAGCTTGTACTGCGACCGGACCCGGTGCCCGGTCAGCTTCTCCAGCTCGCCCAGGCGCGGCTCCCACCACCTCGCAGCCGACGGCGTCAGCACCAGGCAGGTGTCCCAGCCGCGGGCCACCGCCTGCCGTACCCCCTCGTCGACGAATTGGGTCGGGCCGGCCGCGCACGCGATCAGGTACAGAACTCGTCTCGTCAT